ATAATGTGTGTTAGTAATTTTAGTGAATTATTAAAAATGATATTAGATTTACGAGAAAAATATAATAAACAAGGATGGCAAAGAGTTCAGATAGATACACCACATTTAAAAGAACCACCACACTATGATATGTTAATATTACCTAAAGATGAATTTTTACCGTATATGATAGACCATCTTGATTTTATGTATGCACATAATCATAAGTCAGATATTAATAAGTTCGATGATTTAGAAATAGCCAAATTTAAAAGAGTAGTGGATTATTTTGAAACTACTGTTAAAGATGATGAATATTTATCTAATGGTAGAAGTGATTTTTATAATTTTTTTACACAGCATGATAAAAGACGTAATACTGATTTTTTAAAAATCTTTCCAGAGTATACTAATTTTTTTGAACAATGTAAAAAATCAACAGTAAACCATATTTCTTCTGCAGAAAGATTGAGAAGGAGAGAAGAAGCAAGAAAAAGAATTATGGAAAGAAAAAATAAAAAGGAGATTATTTAATATGAAGAGAGCATTAGTATGTGGAGCAGGTGGATTTATTGGTTCACATTTAGTTAGGAGATTAAAAAAAGAAGGATATTTTGTCAGAGGTGTTGATTTAAAATATCCAGAATTTAGTAAAACAGAGGCAGATGAATTCATCAAAGGTGATTTAAGAAATTTATCTATCGTGGATGTCTGTATAGATGGAGTTGATGATGATGGAATGATTCATCCAACCAAGATAGAAAATTCACCTGTTTATAATGCAATATGTGGTAATTCACAACCATATACGGAATATCATGCTCGTATGGTTAGACTTGGTAGAGCAAAGGCTGGGTATATGACTACTGAGGATTTTTTAGAATTTGATAAAAATTTTAAATATTTAGAACCACCACACGAAAATGAATATGTACGAGTAAAACAAACGGGACATTTATATGCTGGTTGGGATGGTGCACATAGAATATCTTGTGAAAAAAAGAGAGGTAAAAAAACTATTAAGGTTGAATTAATGAGTGGTGATTTTAAACATAAAGGATATTCAAATATTATAGATGTACCTAAAATATTTGATAATATAGATTATGATGATTATATTATCATAAAAGATGATGATATGTTTCCTAATTATACAGATAGAGACGACTTAGATATTATTTGCAAAGACAGAAAAGTTTTATGTGAATATATATTAAAGGAACTCGAAGTATATAAAGAATACGGTTATGAAATAGTTGTAAAAGAAAAAGGTGTTAGACATCATATTGATTTGATACCACCAGGTTTTGTTGATATGAATTACAGAATTGATTTGTTGGATGAGTTCCCTTATCTACAACAATTTCATCACCACACAAATAAGATAGAAGTTAAAGATGAATTTTATGATTTTCTATTAGAGAGAAAGATAAAGAAAGAATTTGAATATTTAATTATGTTTGGCCAAGATGGAACTTTCGAAGTAAATTTTCCTAATCCAGTAGATGATTTGGTTATAAGATTTATGGAGTGGGTTTGGCAACCACACAAGTCAAGACATATTAATTATGTAATAAATAATATACAAGATACTTCAGAATTTATTGATATAGTTACAAGTTATACTAACATAGAAATAGATGATGATTATATGAAGGAGTTATTAAAATGAATGTAGGAATAATTGGAATTGGTGTTGTTGGTGGTGCTATAAGACACGGGTTTGAAAAGTTAGGACATAATGTTGTAATACACGATGTTAAACATAAGACGAAAATCGAAGATGTTATAGATACAGATATTGTTTTTGTGTGTGTACCTACACCAAGTGCACCAAATGGTGATTGTGATACGAGTATAGTGGAGAGTGTTGTTAGAGAGTTGGCAGATTTGAAATATGATGGGATAGTTTGTATTAAGAGTACTGTCAAACCAGGTACTACTGAAAAATTGAGTAAATACTATCCAAGTTTAAATCTTAGTTTTGTACCTGAATTTTTAAGAGAAAGATGTTCAATTTCAGATTTTATTGATAATCATGATTTGTGTGTTATTGGAACTGAGGATGAATATACTTTTGCAATGATTAAAGAAGTTCATGGTAAATATCCAGATAATGTAATTCAACTATCAGTAACAGAGGCAGAGTTTGTAAAATATTTTAGTAATACTTACAATGCCACATTGATAACATTTGCAAATAATTTTTATGAAATTTGTAAAAAGATGGATGTTAATTATACAAATATCAAGGACGCAGTTGTACATAGAAGTCATATTAATGACCAATATTTAGATTGTAATGATAATTGTAGAGGATTTGGTGGTGTTTGTTTACCTAAAGATACAAAAGGATTATCAAATTTAGTAGAAGAATTAGGATTAGATGGAGAGTTGTTTAAAACTATTTTAAGAGATAATGAGAAATATAAAACCACCGTTTTTGACGGAATGAGGGAGAAATAATATGAAGATATTAGTTACAGGATCTGAAGGATCACTAATGCAATATGTAATTCCAGTATTGTTAAAAAATGGACACGAAGTAGTTGGTGTTGATAATTTTGCAAGATATGGTGAAATAGAAAGAGATAGGGATTATGAATTTGTTAGAGGTGATTTAACTGATAAATCTTTTGTAGATAGTATAATGAAAGGTATTGATGGGGTTGTTCAGGCAGCAGCATTAATATATGGAGTAGGTGGATTTCATAAATATCCAGCGGATATTATATCTAAAGATAGTGTTTTACATCAAAATATATTATGGGCAATGGTAGAGAATAATGTTAAGAAAATATCATACATTAGTTCATCTATGGTTTATGAGAGATGTCATTCACATCCAAGTAAAGAAGAAGATGCATTTGAATCTATTATTCCTTCTACTGATTATGGGTTATCTAAGTTGGTAGGAGAAAAAATGTGTATAGCATTTGAAAAACAATATGGTATTAAATATGTAATTTGGAGACCATTTAATATACTTACACCACACGAAAAGAGTGGAGAAGAACAAGGTATCAGTCATGTTTTTGCAGATTTTATTACCAGTTTAGTAGTTGAAAAGAAAAATCCATTACCTATAATTGGTAATGGTAATCAAGTTAGATGTTTTACTTGGATTGAAGATGTAGCAAATATGATTGGTGATTGGTCATTTGAAGATAAAACAGATAATGAGACTTATAATGTAGGTAATCCTGAACCTATTACAATGAAAGATTTGGCTAGATTAATATATCAAGGAGATGATGAGTTAAAGTTTGAAACTACAAAGGATTATCACGATGATGTTTTAATTAGGATACCAGATGTTAGTAAGATAGAAAGAGAATTAGGATTTAAACCAACTGTAAAGGTAAAAGAAGCTATTAGAAGATGTTTGGAATTAGTGTAGTTCAGAATTTTATTTGTAATATCCCAGAACGATTAGAATTAGTTAAAAATAATACTCCCGTAGTTGGTGAGGTTTGGGGAGATTATGAGTTTTTTGTTAATTTTAATGATGAGGATAATTTTGAAGAAGTATATTCTATTTACGAAGAACATATTCCTAAGTTAAATTTTTATAATAATTTAGAAAAGGATTGGGCCCGAGTTACTTTGGCCCTTGTTGAAGAAGTAGAAACTTCCCATGTAGTCTTTTTAAATGAGGACCAAGAATTTTTTATGACAAAAGAGGATTGGTCAAATATTATAAATGAGGCTATTATTGAAAATGATGTTGATTATATTTTAATGAATAAAATTGATAAGTACAATAAAAAGGCTTATGTTAATGGTGAATTGGAAAATCCAGATGATCCAAGTTCTATGATTATTAAAATGTTATGGGATAAGTATCCATCACCTGGATATAAAGAAGGTAAGTATGTTTATTTTTACGATGGTAAATATGCTCCACATAAAAGAATAAGTGTAGAGGCAGTATATAGAACGGAATGGTTTGTAGATAGATTAAAAGAATTTATTCAGAATGAAAATATAGTTAAAGATAAAGACCTTGTTATTATGAATAATCAAGTTCAACCAATAGATATTCCCTTTAAAAAGAAAAATCTATGTAATTTTTATGAAGGTTATTATGATTTTTATAATGGCATGGCAAGATTTCCTGATATATTTGGACCAGAAGGAACATATGATGGTGGGAGAGAAAAGGCACCTGCTGCATTATGTAGGAAGGTTATAGAATCCAATGGTGAAATAGAAGTTTATGGTGATGGAAAACAAACTCGTTCATTTCTTTATATTGATGAATGTGTTGAAGGAATTAGACGATTAATGGAATCGGATTGCAAAGAACCACTTAATATAGGTTCAGATGAAGTTATTTCTATTAATGATTTTGCACAAATGATTATAGATATTTCTGAAAAAGAAGTTGTTATAAAGAATATAGATGTACCACAACTTGGAGTTCGTGGTAGAAATTCAGATAATACTTTGATAAAAGAAAAACTTGGTTGGAGCCCAACACAACCATTGAGAGTTGGTATAGAAAAAACATATCGTTGGATTGAGATGTAGTATGAAGAAAAAAATACATTATATGAAGAGTGGAATATAGATGAGTAAATTAAAATTAGATAATGTTACATTACTTGGACTTGAATCTGTTGAATCTGATATTGATAAATTTAAAAAGGCAGCAGATATATGTAGAGAGTATGTTGATTTTGGTAAAGTTAAGTTATTAACACCATGGCCAGAAAAATTAGATGATCCAGATGGGGTTTATATTGATAGAATAATTAGTCCAGAGAAATATCAACAGTTTTGTATAAATGAAATGAACAATCATTTTGATACAGACTATGTTTTAACGTTTCAATCAGATGGTTTTATTTTAAATCCAGATGCCTGGACAGATGAATTTTTTAACTATGATTATATAGGTGCTCCTTGGGGAGATAATAGATATGCAGTTGGTAACGGAGGATTTTCATTTAGAAGTAAAAAGTTGATGAATTTTGTATCAGATAACATTGAAATTATGCATGTTAAGAATTTAGCTCATAGTAATACAACTCCCGAATGGATATCATCAGTATATGTTATGAATAGAGTACCTGCAGTACATAATGAGTGGGTGAAGGTTTTTTTTAAACACTGTATTAATGAAGATAATTTAATTTGTCAATATAATGGACCATTTTTAGAATCCCGAGGATTTAAATTTCCAACATCAGATTTTGCAAGAGATAAATTTAGTACTGAGGCCTCAGCTCCTGAAGATGATAGCATTTATACTTATAAGGATTCAACGGGAATTTGGAGAGGACAATTTGGATTCCATGGTAAATATTTGAATATAGAAAAATGGAATGATAGAGAGAAGTTTAATATTTATAATTATACATTATTAGAGGAATGGAAAAGTGAGTAAAAAAATATTTTTTGGACACGATTATAAAGTATGGCATGAACTTGGTAATGGTAATCCGCCAGATTTTTATGAGAATAAGGATAAATATGTAGATGGTCACCCACCACACGCATGGGAGAATATTCGACACGACGTTCATCTGTATTATCAAAATCATAGTAATAGAGTAGATGGTAAATATGAAATTGTTGATCATAATTATAATTTTTTAGTTGATAATGATATACCATTTATGTATCCTATGGGAACAAGTATAAATCCAGCATATTGGTTAGGACTTGAACAAAAAAGATATGTATTAGGACATGATGAAAATCACCGGCCAATCTATGATGAAGATCCAATAAAATGTAAACCTCTTTTTTCTTATATTCCTGAAAAAATTAAAAACCATATGAGAGAAGGGAAGGTTTTAATAACTATAGATATGTCTTTTGAGGGGTTTCCTATAAATCAATATCATAAAAATTATGGTGGATATATGAATTTATGTGAGGAAATACATAAAGCAGCAGAAAGATTTAAATTTCCACCAAAAAATATAGCTTTAACCAATGAAAATCCATATAATGAAAAAGCGTATTCAGTATGGTGTACTGAACATAAACCAAAAGAAAAAATGAATGTTATAACTACTGGACATATGAGTTCTTATGTTAATGCATACATAAAGGCAGAAGATGCTTTTGGTGATAACTTTGAGGGGGCGTTTAATTATAAAAAAGATAATTTAGAAAAAATGAAAAAATATATGAATTTTACTCGAAGGGACAGGGACCAAAGAATATTTTTATCTTTGGCGTCATGTTATCATGGTATTCTTGATGATGGATTTAATTCGATGTGTGTTTCTCGTGGAATAATACCTACTTCTGAAGATTATGAAAAGAATTATGCTAATGATCCTCAGCTCATAAGTGATGTCATACCTGGTAAATGTCGGCGTTTTGCTAAACACGAGACGACTTCTAAATATTTTTCAAAATCTAATCTTAAAGAATTTGTTAATAGATTACCAATGATAGTAGATGAACCTGATGTAGCAGCAAAAAATTTATCACTTGGTCCATGGGATTTATCACCATATCATAATTCATTTTTCGCCCTTGTTTCTGATACTATGTGGGATGAAGGTATGACTGTTTTTTTGTCTGAAAAGTCATATAGACCATTTGCTTGTTTTTTACCAGTAATTTATTTGGCAACACCTTTTCATTTTAAACGTGCCAAAGAATTGGGATATAAATCCTTTTCACCATTTATCGATGAGTCATATGATGTAGAATTGAATCATCCTATCAGGGCAAACCTTATTAGTTTGGAAATGAAGAAAATATGTGATAAGAGTGTTAATGAATTATTAGATTGGTATGGGAATCAAGCCGATATTTTAATACATAATAATAGAACTCTGAGAAAGGATCTTAGTTATGTAAATGGTATAGAAAGAGTATTAAAATTATATGAACGTATGGTGGAGGAATCAAAATGAAAAAAATTATATTATTTTTCAAAAATATTTATAAAAAAATAAAAATGGAATTGTATTTTAAGAAAAAAATAAAGGAACTTAAAAAGAGAGATCCATTTATTTATAAATAGGAAAATTAAGTTATGAAAAGAAAAAAGAAATTAGTTATGGGGTTTGATTGGATTGGTCCAAATGGTGTATTTTTAAATGGGGTTGATAAAAAACATCTTGATTTAATGATTGAATATGGTGCAAATAGTACAAAGTTTAGAGAAAAATTTGCAGAGAAATATATTGATACATCTTTAGAAAGTTATCCTGATACTTTACAACCATCCGTAGGACATATGGGTTTATTAGCACATTCACAGGCTAAGGCAGATCCTGATGAATGGAAAATAGAATATGTCCCAACTTTCTTACTTACGAATGATGTTACTAATAATGTAGAGTTAACAGATGCACATACTGATAAAAATCAGCCAAATCTATATTGTTATAATATTGAGATTTATGGTAATCCAGTTAATATATTTGGTCGTGGAAAAGGTGGACATGATAAATCTTTTATAGAAATGATGCCAGAAGAGGTTAGAGAAGATGTTCGTAGAAAGAAGTGTGTTATTGTCATAAGTCAGATAGCAGAAGGATATTTGGCCCCAAATTATCACAATCCATATCAATTTTTTGAGTATTTATATCAAGATTTAGATGAATTTAATATACCACCAACAAATGTTTTTTTAATTATAAATGATTTTTTTATACAAAAAACACATGATAAGATAAAAAATGAAATTTTAAATATTGATACACCGAGTATTAATCTTTTACCTGTATGTTATTATCAAGATGTTTATAGAGCAAATCTAAAAGAAAAAATAGAAAGTGGAGATGGTAATACTTTAACAAAACATTTAAATCGGTGGAAAAATTCAAGAGATAAAATTAGAGATTATTATTTTTTATCATATAATAGAAATCCAAAAGAACATAGAAGAATTTTATGTACATTACTTTATAAAAATAATTTATTAGATAAGATGAATTACAGTATTGGTTCAGGCCATCACGAAGAATCAGATAAAGGAGAGTGGTCCCACTTGAAGGATATTTCTTGGAGAGATCCAATATATTTTAAGTGGATATCTAATCGATTTTGGATTGATTTACAATCTGATTATATTGAATTAGCAAAAAAACTCCCCATATTTTGTTCTGATGATCATATAGATGATATGAATAAATCAATAGATTATGGAGTCCAAGTAGTAGATAATCACTATAAAAATTCTTATATTCATATAGTAACTGAGTCTGCATATTGGGAGGGGGCAATGATTTTTTCGGAAAAAACATTTAAGCCTATAGCCTATTTTCAACCATTTATAATGGTTGGTAATCCGGGAATGTTGAAAAAATTACGAGAACTTGGATTTAAAACTTTTCATCCATTTATTGATGAGTCTTATGATTTAGAAGAGAATCATGAATTGAGAATGAAAATGATTATTGAAGAAATAAGAAAATTAAATTCCAAGACAGTTAATGAAATTCACGAATTCTACTGGTTTTTCTCAGAAATATTGGAACATAATTTTAAGACACTTTTTGATAACAAATGGAGTATAACACATACTTTTATTTTTGAAACACTATGGAATCATTTAGATGATAAAAAGGTATATTCTGAATTTGGTATTAATAGAAACCGAGCACTTTTTTGTGAAGAATAAACTTTTTAATGAAATTTATATGGGTAAAATAGATAAACAATATTTAATAGATTTTGAAACAGAAGTTAAAGAAATTTATGAATCTGGTAAGATTACAGCGCCAGTTCATTTGAGTGGTGGTAATGAAGAACAACTTATAAAAATATTTGAAGATGTTAATAAAGATGATTGGGTATTTAGTAGTTGGAGAAATCATTATCATGCACTTTTACATGGAATTCCAAGAGATACACTTATGGATTTGATTGTTCGTGGTAAAAGTATGAGTGTGTATTCTAAAGAACCAAAGTTTTATTCGTCTGCAATAGTTGGTGGTATTGTTCCAATATCACTTGGAACGGCAAAGGCACTTAAAATGAAACAAGATGACACTTTAAATAAAAATTATTACAGAGATAATAAAAGAAAAGTGTGGTGTTTTATTGGAGATATGACATTTGAAACTGGTATTTTTTATGAGGCCCATAAATATGCAAATAATTTTGATTTACCATTACAATTTGTAGTTGAAGATAATGGTCTTTCTACTAATACACCAACAGATAAGACTTGGAACGGTAGAAGAGATATACCAAGCGATATAATTTATTATAAATATGAACGTGAATATCCACATCACGGTACAGGAAATTGGATATTATTCTAATGAAGTATAAAGATGAAATAATAAGAAGTATGGAGTGGTTAGCTGATAAAGATGATACAATCTTTTTTGGACAATCAGTTTTGTATAGTGGTAATGCAATTTATAATACATTAAAAACATTACCAGAAGAAAAGAGAATTGAATTACCCGTATTTGAAGAAATACAAATGGGAATGAGTACTGGTATGGCGTTAGAAGGATTAGTTCCTATTAGTTGTTTTCCGAGATTTGATTTTTTATTAAGGTGTATGGATTCATTAGTTAATCACTTGGATAAAATACAAGAAATGACTGAAGAAACATTTAAACCAAAAGTTATAATGAGAACTTCTATTGGTTCAACAAATCCATTAAATGGTGGTGTTCAACATACTAATGATTATACTGAACCATTTAAACAAATATTGACTGAAGTTGGTGTGGTTTTATTAAACGAACCAGAAGAAATATTTCCTACATTTGAAAGTGCATATGAACGAGATGGTTCATCTTTAATAATTGAGTGGGGTGATTATTATAATGAAAAATAAAATAAACCTCGATGATAAAAATATATTAGTAACTGGTGGTAATGGTATGATAGGACGACAATTAGTTGAATTATTATATGATACAACATCAGCTAATATAATGGTAGCCGATTTACCAAATGTTGATTTAAGAGATAGAAAGGATTGTAAGGATGTTTGTGAAGGACAAGATATAGTATTTCATCTTGCTGGAATCAAAGGTTCGCCTATAAGGTGTATGGAATCTCCAGCATCATTTAGTGTTCCAATGATTCAGTTTAATGCCAATATGGTAGAAGCAGCATATAACGCGAATGTAGATTGGTTTTTATACACGAGTTCAGTTGGTGTTTATCATCCAGCAGAGGTATTTGTTGAAGATGATGTATGGGAAACATTTCCATCTGAAAATGATTGGTTTGCTGGGTGGGCTAAAAGAATAGGTGAAATGAATGTAGAAGCATATATGAAACAATATGATTGGAATAAATGTTCTATTGTTCGACCTGCTAATGTTTATGGTCCTTATGATAATTTTGGTCAATGGTCTATGGTTGTTCCGTCATTGATTAAAAAGGCACACGAGAATGATGTATTAGAGGTTTGGGGTGATGGTTCACCTATTAGAGATTTGATTTATTCAGAGGATGTAGCACGAGGTATGTTACATATGGTAGAGAATAAAGTTACAGAACCAGTAAATCTCGGAAGTGGAAATGGTGTAACTATTAGAGAGATAGCAGAAATAGTTGCTAATTATTTTAATAAAGAGATAGTATGGGATAAAACAAAACCTATGGGTGATTCAAAACGATTGATGAGTATGGAAAGATCAGAAAGTCATGGTTTTAAATCAACTGTTGATTTTAAAGATGGTATTTTAAAAACTATTGAATGGTATTTGGAGTCAATAAGTGAGTAATTTTCAACATACGGATATACCAATAAAATATCCTTTAGCAAAAGAAACAATAACAGAAGTAGAAATACAGAGGTTAATTGAGTGGTTAAAAAAATATCCACGATTAACCAAAGGAGAACTCACAGTTGAGTTTGAAAAAAAATGGGCTGAATATATAGGAACAAAATATTCTGTTTTTGTTAATTCTGGTTCTTCTGCAAATCTTTTGATGATTTATGCATTAAAAGAACTCGGTAAGTTAAATGGTAAAGTGATTGTTCCATCAGTTGGTTGGGTTACTACCATTTCACCGTTGTTACAATTTGGAATAGAACCTGTTATGGTTGATGCAGATAAAAAAACATTTGGTATTGATTTGGAACAAACAGAATTTCTTCTAAAAACGGAAGATATTTCTGCTATAATATTTGTTCAAGTTTTAGGTGTTCCACATTATAAAGAAGAATTATTGAGATTATCAAAAAAATACAATGTTCCATTATTAGAAGATGGTTGTGCAGCACTTGGTTCAAGTTATGAAGATGGGACTATGGTTGGTCAAGTAGGTGATATGTCCACTTTTTCATTTTATTTTGGTCATCAATTTTCAACCATTGAAGGTGGAATGATAAATACTGATGATGAAGATTTATATCATATGTTATTAATGTTACGAAGTCATGGTTGGGGAAAGGATTTACCAAATGATTTATATAAACAATTAATGGAAAAAAATGATATTGACCCATTTCATGAACCTTTTACATTTTTAATTCCTGGCTTTAATTTGAGGTCTACAGATTTACAGGCATTTATTGGACTTAGACAAGTAGAAAAGGCAGATTGGATATCAGAAATGAGGACAGAAAATCATATTGAATATGCAAAACAATTAGATGGACATTTTGAATTTCAAGATTGGGGAAATGATAATCCGTGTAGTATTTCATTCGGAGCTTTAGCAGAAAGTAAAGAACATAGAAAAGAGGTTGTTAATAGATTGGTAGAAAATAATATAGAAACTCGTATATTTAGTGCAGGTAATCTTGGATTACATCCATTTTGGGTAAATAGATATGGTGAATTTCATGGTGAAGTGGCAGATAAAATCCATTCACGAGGATTTTTCTTACCTAATTATCCAGAGTTAGAAATAGATGATATTTATTATATAACTGGAGTTTGTAAACATGAATAATAAAATATTTCTCGCGGATTTAACACATACTGGATCGGGGTTGATGGCATTAACTTTTCCATTGGGAACGAGTTATGTAGCTGGATATTCAAATAAAGTTTTGAGTAATGAGTTTGATTTTAAATTATTTAAATTACCAGAGGATTTAATTAAGGCAATTTCAAAAGAATCCCCACTTGTTTTAGCATTATCTAATTATAGTTGGAATATAGAATTGGGATATAAAGTAATAGAATGGGCTAAAGATTTAAATCCTAATTTAATTACAGTTTTTGGTGGTCCAAATTTCCCAACTGAATCTTCTGAAAAAGAAGCTTTTTTAAAATTTAGGTCAAAGTTAGATTTTTATATTGAAAGTGAGGGAGAGATTGGTTTTGTAGATTTGTTACAAAAACTTAAAGAATATGATTTTAATGGTAAAGATTTAAAAGGGTCCCAAGAAAAAATTATAAATTGTACTTATCTCGATGAAAATTGTTTAATTGAATCAACCATCCAAAGGATTACAGATGTAAATATGTTACCTTCACCTTATTTAAATGGTAGTATGGATGAATTTTTTAAATTACCACTTATTCCGATGATTGAAACTAACAGAGGATGTCCTTTTTCTTGTACTTTTTGTGCAGATGGTTTAAAATATAAAAATAAAGTTTATAGTTATGATACATCACGAGTAAGAGAAGAACTCCATTATATTTATGAAAATGTAAAAAATAATGGTTTTAAGGTGGATGAACTTAGAATTAGTGATCTTAATTTTGGTATGTTTAGAGAAGATAAAGAAACTGCGGGATATATAGCAGAATTACAAAGTAATTATGGCTGGCCAAAACTTGTTAGAGGATCGTTAGGAAAAAACAGACATGATAGAATCATGGATATGTTAGGTTTACTAAAAGGAACTTTTCCAATGGGAGCGGCATTACAGTCTACTGATGAAACTGTTTTAAAAAATATTAAACGTAGTAATATATCTGTTGAATCTTATAAGAAAGTAATAAGGTTTATGAGAGGAACAGATAAAAAATCTAAAACTTTTAGTGAACTCATTTTGGGACTACCAGGGGATTCTAAAAAAACTCATTTTAAATCATTGAAAACTGTAATTGAAAATAAAGTTAATACAATTAGACAATTCCAAGCAATATTACTCAGTGGTACAGAAATGGCTAACCCACAGACCAGAGATGAATTTAAGTTATTAAGTAAACATAGAATAATGAGTGGGGCAGTAGGAAAGTATAAATTTGGAGATGATGAAGTTCCTATAACAGAAATAGAAGAAATTATAGTAGGCTCAAAAGATATGTCATTTGATGATTATGTAACTTGTCGTAAAATGTTATTGATTATTGAAACATTTCATAATAATGCACTTTTTGAAGAATTTTTCTTGGCATTAGAAAAACTCGGTATTCCAGAATGGGAATGTTTAGTTTATATTTTGAATCACGATGAGATTTATACTTCTAAGATAAAAGAAATTATGTTAAGTTATGTTAAATCTACAGAACATGGTTTGTATGAAACTTATGAACAGGCAAAAACACATTCAGTTCGTCCCGGCCGTTACGAAAAACATTTATCTGGAGAAATAGGTTCACGTGAATTAGTAGAACATAAGGGATTGTTATACAATGAAATGGATGATCTTGTACAGATAATGGTTAAAGTTTCAAAGAAGTTTATGGAGAAACATGGAGTTTTGTCAAGAAAGACAATAGATTACTTTGAACAATTAGGATATTATATTATATGTGCAAAGGGTAATATTGTTGATACAGATTTAGAATATGATTGGGAATTTAATTATAATTGGACGGATATTGGTAAATTAAACTTTGAAATCGATCCTCGTAAGATAAAACGATATACTGAAAATCTTTCATTTAAATTTTTTCATAATAAAGATCAAAAGGATAGAATTAAAAATGCAATAGCGCTTCATCCTAATCATCCTACAGCGGCACCAATGTTGTATAATCAGAATATGAAAATGTTATATAGGAAATTTAAACCTCATGAAATTTGATAATTTTATAGAAGAGTACAATAAGAATGGTTTTGTTATAGTTGATAATTTTTTGCCTGAAGAAGGTGCTAATATAGGAGAAATAAAATGAAACATGATTATAGTAGTTTAATAGATGATTATAAAAAAAATGGATTTGTAATAGTTGATAATTTTTTGCCTGAAGAAGGTGCTAATATAGGAGAAATAAAATGAAACATGATTATAGTAGTTTAATAGATGATTATAAAAAAAATGGATTTGTAATAGTTGATAATCTTTTACCAAAAGAAATAGCTAATAAATTAGAGAGTATGTATACTAAGGATGGAAACGAATGGGAATTTATTGATCAATATAGGGATCAAGGATATAGTAAAGGTAAATATGGTAAAAGCTATACTAATTCATCATATTTTCCAGGAGTAGAAGAAGCATATACTGCTAAGTTTTGGCGGTCAAATAAATTAGAAGTGGAAACATCAAGTATATTTGATGAATACTTTAAACCAGCTTTAAAATCCATTTCCCAATCAGAGTTAAGTGAATATGATGTAAGGTGCTATAAACTTGATGAAGGTTGTCATTATAGAACACATATTGATGATTGGTTAGGTGTGATTGGTTGTATTTATTATATTAATAAAAATTGGATATGGGATTGGGGTGGAATACTTCATGCAGGAATGGATAATGGTGGTGATCAAATTATCCCAATATTTCCTAAATTTAATCGGGCTGTTTTTATAAGTCATGGTGAATTTAGATTTCCCCATTTTATTAGTCCAGTAACTAATTACGCATTAAATTCAAGACTTTCAATGATTTCATTTAATAAGTAGGAGATAAATAATGTATTTTAAAAATAAGAAGGTGGTTATAACAGGCGGAAGTGGTTTTGTAGGAACACATTTTATTGAGGAATTACTCAATAGAGGTGCACAAGTTAGAACTTATGTACATAAAACACCATTGAAGATAAATCCACTTTCGTTAAAAGATGACGAGAGAATTGAAGTTTTACAGAATATTAATTTAGAAAAATTAGAAGATGCTATAAAATTAATAGATGGTGCTGATTATGTAGTTCATTGTGCAGGGTACATAGGACATCCTTCGTCAATAGCCACAGATTTTCAACTTTCATTAAATCAAATTACAGTTATTACTAATGTTTTAGAGGCATGTGTTAAAACAAATGTTAAGGGATTTTTAGACCTAAATAGTTCAACAGGTTATCCCGATAGACGATATCCAATTACAGAGGATGAATATTGGGATGAAGAACCATATATTTCTTATTATGGATATGGTTGGATGCGAAGGTATAGAGAAAAAGTTATGGAACACGCCTCACATTTATCTGATATGAAAATTGGTATAGCAAGAGGAACTGCAATATTTGGACCCCATGACAATTTCAATTTAGAAACTTGTCATGTAGTTCCAGCACTTATAAAACGATTATTGAGTGGTGAAGATCCATTTGTAGTGTGGGGAAGTCCAGATGTAGTTAGAGATTTTCTTTATGTAAAAGATGTTATAAATGGATGTTTGTTGGTTTTAGAGAAAGGCGAATCAATGAGACCGTATAATGTTGGATATGGTTCTACTGTAACCATAGGTGATATTGTAGATGCACTTCAAGATGTGAGTGGTAAATTTCCTGATGTAGAATGGGATAATTCTAAACCAACCACAATTCCATTTAGGTCTTGTAGTACAGAGAGAATACAAAATGAACTTGGATTTGAACCCAAGTATACATTTAGAGATGCGCTTCAAGAAACAGTTGAATGGTATAAAGAGAATGATGATAACTATGTAGAGGATTATAGTTATAGTTGTTATCCATCGTGGGAAAGATCACTTAAAGAGGACAAAAAATGAAAGTATTAATAACAGGTGGTGCAGGTTATCTTGGTTCTATATTAGTTCCAAAATTATTGAACTTAGATTATAACGTAACAGTTTATGATAATTTAATTTATAATCAATTATCATTAATTGATTTGTGTTATATTAAAAATTTTAAATTTGTTCAGTCTGATGTACGAGATAAAGAAAATTTGTTAGGATATATTAAAGAAGCTGATATAGTTATACCATTGGCTGCCATAGTTGGATTTCCTGCGTGTGATAGAGATAAAAAAATGGCAACTGAAATTAATTATGAGCAGATAAAATTTATTGTAGATAATTTATCTAAAGAACAAAGAATAGTATTTCCAAATTCAAATAGTGGGTATGGTAAAAGAGCAGATGGAATGTATTGTACTGAAGAATCACCATTAAATCCTGTTAGTCATTATGGACAAACGAAAGTGGATGCAGAAAAAGTTATAATGGATAGTGGAAATGGGATAGGGTTAAGATTAGCTACTGTTTTTGGTATTTCACCACGAATGAGATTAGATTTACTCGTAAATGAATTCGTTTATAAGGCTTTAACAGATAGATATATTACAGTATTTGAAAAAGATTTTATTAGAAATTATATTCATATTAGAGATGTTGCGTATACTTTTAATTTTATGATAGATAATTATGATAAATATAATGGTGAAATTTTTAATGTAGGATTAAGTGATAGTAATTTATCTAAAGAAGAACTTGTAGAGAAGATTAAAGGATATATTCCAGATTTTGCAATAACTTATTCGGATTATTATGAAGATCCAGATAAAAGAAATTATTTAGTTTCTAATGAAAAAATTGAATCAACTGGTTGGTCGCCAACATATTCTTTGGATGATGGAATCGAAGAATTGATAATGGCATATAAAATTATAGTTAATTTTGATATGAGTAAATTTAGAAATTCATTTCCATTAGGATATGGTAAGGTATGATTAAAGATTTAGAACAATTTACACCAAGTGTCGGGGAAGATTTTCGAGGGGACATCTATACAATATGGGACGAGTCATATCCAAAGTTAGATTGGAGAAAGGATAAGGTTTCACATTCGAGAAAAGATACTCTGAGAGGATTACACGGTGACTTTAAAACATGGAAATTAATAAGTTGTATTCAAGGAAGTGTTTATTTAATTGTTGCAGATAATCGTCCCGATTCACTAACCTATAAGGATTGGGATTCATTTGTGATATCGGCAGAAAATAGAAAACAAGTTTTAGTTCCACCTGGATGTGGTAATGGACATTTTGTATTAAGTGATGACTGTGCATTTCACTATAAAATGGCATATGATGGAGATTATGTAGACATAGATGACCAATTTGTTATAAAGTGGGATGAGGAGATGTGGGCGTTTGAATGGCCACACAATAATCCTATATTATTTGGGAGAGATAAATAATATGAAAACACTTTGGGTTTTTGGAGACAGTTTTAGTGAAGATGTTAACAATGATATTTCAGTACATAACGGAGAAGTGGATAAGTATATTAAAAAATACTTAAATGGGATTCCATATGAAATCTGGAGTGAAATATTAGCAAAAAAATTAGGATTTAAATATAAAAATTATGCAGTTGTAAATGGATTATCTTTTGATTTTCATCTTACGAATACGAAGTGGTATAATTATAATTCTAACGATTATATGATCAATAATGTTTCATATCTTTCAAGTAAATTTAAAAAAGATGATATTATATTCTTGGGATTTACAGATATGGCAAGAATGTGTTGGCCAACCGATGAGGGGATGGAATGTCACCTTCCTAATAGTGATAGAAGTTCTTTGATAAAAAATGAAAATAAGGTAATAGAATTATTAATGGCTCAAAAAACTAAATATGATTTTTATGCATTAAAAATGATTAATGAATTAAAAACACTTGAAACTTTATCTAAATTAGTAGGATTTAAATTATTTTACTGGGATTGGACTTCGGCGTTGGAATGTATTATGTTTAAACATAATCTTCTTGATGAAAAATGGATCATTCCTATTGTTTATTCTAATGATTCAAGTTGGAGTGAAAATATGGATACTAAGAATCTAAAATGGGATGTGCTAAACCAGTGGTCTATGTTTGAAGAAACAAATGGTGATATTAAGGATTGGCATGTTGGTAAAGAGGGGAATGAAATTCATGCAAATCATCTATATAATTATTTACGAGAGAATTTAAAATGAAGGAAGATATAAAATTTACGAGAGACTTAAAAATGATCAAAGATTTATTAATTGTAGGTGATAGTTTTTCATTTGGATCGGGATTACCAGGTATGAATCCAGAGGGAGTGGGATATACTACATCAGGATCACCAGCCGAAGATTGTTTTGGTAAACTGATTTCTGATAAACTAAGGTTAAATTATTATAATATTTCAAGTCAGGGAATAAGTAATGATTATATGGTTAGAAATTTTATGAGATGGTACGGTGAGTACATTACAAATGGTGAATATTCACAACATTTATGGAAGATTAGAGAAACATTTCCCAATCCACAAGAATTATTGGTTATTGTTGGTTTGACATATAAAGTTAGATGGGAAGCATGGGATGATGAGACTGGAGATTGGATAGCATTTTCACCAGTGATGTCGTCTAACAATGTCTCAGAGTGGATAGCTCACTCGCGTAAAGATAAAGAAAATCAAAAGAGAGCCGATTTTAGACTTAAATATGAACATTCTGAAGTAGAAGAAAGAAGTAGATATTTAAACAATATACTTACGTTACAATCTTTTTTTCAAAGTAAGAATATAAAATATATTTTTTTCGAAGTTGATACAGACAAAAATTTTCACAGCGGAGATACGAGTAGTTTTAAAGCAACCAGGTCTGTTCCATTTGATAAGATGGTAGGTTTTGAAGAATATCAAACATTAATAAATTATGAAAATTTTGTAGACTGGACTTTTACTGGATATATAAACAATAATGAATTGGGTGGTTATACTCAGTGTAAACATCCAGATGTAAAATCACATAAAATTTGGGCAGATTATTTAATTGAGAAAATTATAGAGATAGGTTATGGAGATCACGTGAAATTTAAAACACCATTTCTCGACTATCGGATACCAGGTTCTCAGTTTGGTCAAGTAGATTATGTTATAGATAAATCAAATGGAAAGACAGATGGAATATATGTAGAGATAGGAGCTGGTCATCCAATTCACATAAATAATAGTTATAAATTAGAAAAAGATTATAATTGGAAAGGTATATCGATTGACTGTGAAGATCCAAAAAATGCATCACGTATTAAGGCCGATAAGTGCGAGAGTTTATCAGTTGAAGAGTATGAAAAATTTTGGTATAGTATTCGTAAAAATCCAATAGTTGTAACAGATGCAACAACGGTAGATTATAATAAATTATTTGAGTCATATAATTTACCTAAAAATATAGATTATCTGCAAATAGATATAGACCCTCCAAAAAATACATACCAGGCCCTGTTGAATATCCCATTTGAAGATTATAATATTAAAATTATTACATATGAACATGATTGTCCCTGGGAATGTAATCTACTCGGACCAGATAAAGATATGATAATAGAAAAATTGAAGTCGGAAACTTGTCCAGATGAAGAAATAAAGGCATATTTAGCAGTAGCTGAAAGAAAAAAAAATATTAAACTGGTACATTTAAGGCAGATGGCTAAAGATTATCTACTTGGACTGGGATATGTATTAGATGTAAAAGGTGAACCAGAGGATTGGTACGTAAAGGATGAAAAAAATGATTAACAGTATTTATGAGTACGATTATTCTGAGATAAATAAATTACTTATGAGATTATTCGGCCCTCCAATAGCAGCAGATGGGGTAGGTGTACGCAATGGATATAAATTTGTTCCTGTTGAAGGTAGTAATAAATATTTTACAGAGTTGGATGTTGATTTTCTTCCTCATATAGAAGCTACATATGATGATAATTTTTATATTTTATTAAATGATACATGCGAAGGAAACTTCAACCCACACTGGCTTGATAAATTACACATGGATTTAAAAAAATCAACTATTGATCCAACGACAATTTATTATTTTACAAATACTTTAGATGCCAGTGAACTATATGAAAAATATTGTATTGAACGAAATATATCTATAAAAAATAGAATAAATTTTTTCTCATTTCCATTTTTACTTTTACAAGTATGGGTAACTATGAAAATCTTTAAGGAACAATCGGACAGTAGTGATTTTTGGTCAGAAGAAGTAAATACATGGACTAAGTATAAGAGTCCACAGCTTGAAAGGGATTTTTCTATAATACCCCAGAGGAAATTTGTTAATCTAAACAATGTAAAGAAACCACATAGACAGATTATTGTTGATTTTATACGAAATTCAAATTTTGATGAAAATGAAATTTATTATAGTGTCGGATGGGAAAAGCAATATTTGCACGGTATGGGAGATTTAACTGAAATTGAAAAGTATTATAATAGTTGGAATGATGAGTTGAATATATATGAATCTAAATTACCAGATGGATTTTTGGATAATGGAACTAATATGTTAGAAAGCACACTGGGACTACTTATGTTTTATGATATCCGGCCTTTTCATTGGGATTCATTTTTCTCGATAGTGAGTGAAACATTACCTGGAGCGTACTGGATAGAAGATGAAGATGGTGGCAGAGAGAGAAAAGAAGGTGAATATCGTATGGAAACTACAACGAAATTCCCTTTTGTGACAGACAAGATTAATGGTGCAATATTAAATAGTTCTTTATTTCTGGTAATGGCCGAATGCGGAACGTTAAAATTTTTAAGAAAGATGGGATTCAAAACCTTTTCAGAAGTGATTGATGAAAGTTATGATGATGAACCAGATATTAATAAAAGAATAAACATGATAACGAATCAAGTAAGTGAATTATATAATAAATCTAATGAAGAACTTTATGATATACTTTTAGCGGCCGAGGCCACTATAAATTATAATTTTATGTATATTCAGGAACCAAGTTTAATACTGGACACGTTACAAGAATCCCTTAAAGAACTAATTGAAATTGGTAAAATTCCATGTTATTATCCGGATGAAATTTATATAAGTATTTATGATGACGCTGAGTTAGAATCAAATTTTGGTTTGTTTGGGGGATGTCAAAGTTCTTTAAAGTTTATTTTAATAAATCCAAAAGAAGATAAATTAAAAAAATATATACATTTTATTAATATTGGATACCCTGGTTATTTTGTGGATAAAGAATTAGAAAATATTGATAATAATATTTTAAATGATAATATAAATGGAAGGTGCGTAATAATATTTCATTTGCCATACGAAGGGCAATCAGGAATGGAAGATAACAATGATTTAGAAATAATAGAAAAATGGATTAATACTAATAGATTAAACCCTGATAATATTTATTATTTTGTGGGTAATTTTATTGTAGATGAAATCGCAAAAAAATGTAATATTACTTATAATGTGATTCCCACCAATCTTGTGTACTCGTGGGTACAAGATTCTGTCTATAGGGGATCCATCAATGGAATCCCTTCTAGCGAAGATTGTGAACTTATAGATATTCAACGTATTAATCGTTATTTTGAATTAGATTTATCTTTTAATCCAGTAGATGATAGAAATCTCTTTTTAAGTTATAGTCACGCTACAAAAGATTATAGAGTAGATTTTTATGTTAGTCTTTTAGGTAAGAATTTATTGGACAGGGGTAAAATTTCACTTAGAAGTCTTTCTGATTTCGAGCCTGATATTACATTTTCTTATGAAAATAAAAATGATCAACAAAATTTTATTGAATTAAAAAATAGAAGTCCGTTCATTCTCGATGTGCCAATGGATCTGGAAGATAATTGGATTCATTATGATTCTAAAGTGGTCTTTGAACATTATACAAGTACTTTTATTTCGGTTGTATTGGAAACATTAATAGTACCTGATACAGTTCAATTAACTGAAAAGATATATAAATCAATAATAGCATTACATCCTTTTATGGTGATTGGAAATCCAAGATATTTGGAATCATTGAAGAAGGTGGGATTTAAAACATTTGATAAATGGATAGATGAATCTTATGATAGAGAAATGGATTATAAAAAAAGAGCATCGAAAATTTTAAATGAATTAGATAAATTTTCAGATAAAACTATAGAAGAACTAAAATTAATTAGAAAAGAAATGTTACCAACTTGTGAGCATAATCGTCAAATACTTTTGGATATGATAAAAGAAAATAAAGGACTTCGGGCTGTGTCTAAAATAGATAGAAATACATTTAATAAATTTAATGAGATATATAAGAAATTAGAAGTAAAGGATGAAAAAAATAATTAAGATGAAGAATTTATATTTAATTGAGCCTTCATTTATTTTTGGTGGCACCCAAGTTCGATTATCTTATTCTACTGGATTAATCTGGTCTTATTGTAGAACGAATGATATTATAAATAAAAATTATAATTGTGAATTTTTATACATAAGAACTAATATAGATGATTTTTTTAAAAAAATAAAAAATCCATCAGTAGTAGGTTTCTCTTGTTTTGTTTGGAATTGGAAATTTAATACTATATTAGCAAAAAAGATTAAAGAAAAGTATCCAGATTGTTTAATTGTTTATGGGGGTCAACATACACCGTCGCAGGATAGATTAAAACATGAACAGGATTTTTTTGAGAAAAATTCACACGTAGATATTTCAGTTTATTTTGAGGGAGAAGTTACATTTGAAGAAATATTAGTTGAAAATTTAAAGGATGAATCAAATTTTAAAAGTATATTGGGATGTTCAGTTATGAATTCTGATTCAAGTGCACATACTACATTATCAAGACCGAGAATAGAAGATATTGATTCAATGCCAAGTCCATATTTAGATGGATTATTTGATGAACTTATAAAAGATAATCCTAATAATTTAGATTTTATATGTACTGTAGAAACTGTTAGGGGATGTCCTTATAGATGTACTTTTTGTGAGATTGGACATTTGAATTGGCAAAAAATTAAACCACAAGGCCTTGAAAAAATAAAAAAGGAATTCGAATGGATTGCAAAAAATGGAATATTATATGTAGATAATGCCGATTCTAATTTTGGATTATATAAAGAAAGAGATATGAAAATATCTAAATTATTAGTTAAATTAAAAGAAAAATATGGATACCCACATACATTTTGTAATTCATGGGCAAAAAATAAAGGAAAGGAATGTCTTCCAATTGCTAAAGTTCTTCATGATGCTGGAATGGGTAAAGGATTAACTCTTGCGTTACAATCAATGCATAAACCAACTTTAAATGCAATAAAAAGACGTAATATTAGTGGAGATGATATACGTGGATTTTTAGAATCAAGTAAAAAATTAAAAGTACCAGTTTATTCTGAACTTATTATAGGTTTACCAGAAGAAACTTTAGAATCATGGCTGAATGGATTTTTTGAATTGATGGGATACGATCAACATAACTATCTTGGTATTTATGCTTTGAGTGTTTTACCGAATACACCATTTGGAGATCCAGAATATTTAAAGAAATGGGGGGTAAAATATAAAGTTACGGCTCCACTTTTTTTTCATATAACATCTGACGAATATTCTGACCAAGAATATGAAGAAATTTGTTATGAAACAGATACTATGCCATATGAAGATATGTTAGTTGCATATTACTATAAGTGGTTTTTTCAAACATTTCATTTTTTTGGTTTTATTCAATTCATATCAAGATTTTTTGTAAATTATTTATCAATAGATTATAAATATTTTTATATTAAAATGTTAGATTATTTTGAGGAGAGAGATGATACTGTTTTGGGACAAGAAATGGTAAATTTTAAAAAACAAATGCGAAATGTTTTTGAAGATTTAGGTGATTGGGGTCAATTAGCAGAAGATGGTCGTAGTTGGGAACCTGAAGAATATACTTCTATGAATATAATAAAAGAAAAAGAGAAATTTTATAGAGAAATAGGTGATTTTCTTTTAAGTGAAATCTGTGATGATCATAATATAGTAAAAAATATTATTAAATATCAATTGTGCTCATTGGTATCACCAGATAAACAGTATCCACATCAATTTAATGTAGATTATAATATACAGGAAGTAATAGAAAAAAATAATGTTTTAGAATTTTACCCTTATAGTTATATAGTAGATACTGTTGTACCAATTAAGAATTATAATAATGATATAATCAAATGGTGTACAGACCTCATTTGGTGGGGAAGAAAAGATTCTAAACTAAAGACAACTTTAACAGAAATTAAACAATATAAGGAGTTATATAATGGCAAAGGAACAATCAGAACAAGAGTATAAAGAGGTAACGGATGTAATTAGGTGGGAAATATCTAATTTAATGGAAATAGCTAATAAATTAGAGATTATTTTAATCCAGATAAATAATACTTTACGAGATATTAGACAGTATGGTGTTGGAGCCGACAGTAAAAATTCAGAGGAATAAAAGGTTTTAAACACATTTCATAATGTTAAGTGATAAAAGTACAATATTAATTACAGGAGTTGCTGGCCTGATAGGTTCAAGGTTAGCTGATTGGATAATAGAAAATACAGATCATAAAGTTATTGGTATTGATGATTTAAGTGGGGGGTATATTAATAATGTTAATAAAGATGTGAGTTTTTATAAATTTGATTTGGTAGAGGGGGATCAATTAAATCATGTTTTTGAAAGGGAAGCACCTGACATTGTTTATCATTTTGCTGCTTATGCTGCAGAAGGATTAAGTCCTTTTATGAGAACTTTTAATTATAAAAATAATCTGATTTCTACAGCTAAGATAGTAAATTGTTGTATCAATTATGAAATAAAGAGGTTAATATTTACTTCCACTATGGCTGTTTATGGTCATGGTAAACTACCGTTTGATGAAGAAGATGTACCCAATCCTATTGACCCGTATGGTATAGCAAAGTATGCTTGTGAAATGGACATTCAAGTTGCAGGTGAACAACACGGTTTAGATTGGTGTATAATCAGACCACATAATGTTTATGGCATTAAACAAAATATTTGGGATAAATATAGAAATGTCTTAGGAATTTGGATGTGTCAGTATATGAATGAAGAACCAATGTCAATTTTTGGTGATGGTGAACAAAAAAGAGCATTTAGTTTTATTGATGATACCCTTGAACCTTTATGGAAATCTGGGATTCAAGAAAATTGTTCAAAACAAATTATTAATTTAGGTGGAACTAAATTTTATACTATTAATGAAGTAAATAAAATTTTACGGGATGTTATAGGAAATGGTAAAAAGGTTTATACAAAACCAAGACATGAAGTGAAAGATGCACATTCAACTTGGAGTAAATCAGTAGAGTTATTAGGATATAAAGATATAACATCATTACATGATGGATTAAAAGAAATGTGGGACTGGGCACAAGAACAACCTAACAACACAAGAAAATTTTGGGAAAGTTATGAAGTAGAAAAAGGTATTTATGATTTTTGGAAAAAATAATTAAATGAAAATATTAGGAATAAACGCATTAAACCACGACGCCGCTATCACACTTATAGAAGATGGTGAGATTTTGTTTGCAGGTCATAGTGAGAGATATAGTGGGGTTAAAAACGATTCTGATTTAAATGCAGCACTATTTGCAGATTGTTATAGACAAGGTGGTAAACCAGATAAGGTGGTTTATTTTGAAAGACCATATTTAAAAAAGTTAAGACAATTAAGAGCAGGTCAATATGGAGAAGTTTTATCTCGTAAAAATTTACCATCATATTATTTAAGAGATTATATTGGTAATTCAGAAATAGAGTATGTCCAACACCACCAATCTCATGCTGCAGCAGGTTACTTTACAAGTCCATATGAAGAATCAGCAATAGTAGTTATAGACGCAATAGGTGAGTTTGAGACGTGTAGTATTTGGTATGCGTGGGGAAGTCATTTTGAAAAACGATATAGTTTAAAATATCCAAAATCACTTGGTCTTTGGTATAGTGCAATGACTCAACGATTAGGATTGAAACCACAAGAGGATGAATACATCTTAATGGGAATGGCTGGTTGGGGAACACAAGATCACAAACTAAAGAATAGTATTCGCGAAGATTTCTTTAATGATTCTGATAAACTTATTGATTTAAAGGACAATTTACATAGAGGTTGTTTAGATTGGAATCCCGAATACTACCCAGATGATGATAGTGATGATTGGAAATTCAATATAGCGGCAAACGTTCAATGGATATGTGAAGAAGAAATCCGTAAAGTATTCAGTTTAGCAAAACGATTAATTCCTGAGACTAATAATTGTGTTTATATGGGTGGAGTAGCTCTAAATTGTGTAGCAAACTCTATTATAGCCCAAAGATACTATCCTGACTTGTGGATACTACCAAATCCAGGTGATGCAGGTTCATCACTCGGTTGTGCAGCATATGTTTATGGGGAACACGTGAATTGGAAAACATCATTTACTGGTTATGATATAGAAGGTCGTTATCCAAGAAAGAAAGTATTAGATGAATTGTTACAAGGAAATATCGTTGGTGTGGCAAACGGAAGGGCGGAGTTCGGTCCTCGAGCATTAGGAAACCGTTCTCTACTGGCAGACCCTCGTGGCGATGAGATAAAGGATAGGGTAAATGAGATAAAACATAGACAAAAGTTTCGTCCATTTGCCCCATCCGTCCTTGAAGAACACGCACATGAAATCTTTGATATGCCAGTTAAGAAATCTCAGTTCATGCAGTTCGTAGCACCCTGTAAATATCCCGATAAGTATCCAGCAATTTGTCATGTGGATAATACTTCACGAGTTCAGACGGTTAGCATGGATGATAATCCTGGTTATTACAAACTCATTAAAGAGTTTTATGAGAAAACGGGCTGTCCGATGGTATTAAATACAAGTTTAAATGTAAAGGGAAAACCAATAGTGAATAGTTATCTTGGTGGAGTTGGATTTTCTAAAAAATATAATGTAAAGGTGTTTTAATGAATATATTAGTTATAGGAGATAGTTGTAAAGATGTTTTTGTTTATGGAGACATAGAAAGAATAAGTCCAGAAGCACCAATACCAGTTTTTAAACCAACACATACAGAAGAAAATGATGGTATGGCAAAAAATGTTGCAAATAATATTGAGTCATTAGACATGCACATTTATACTATAACGAATGGAAATAGTATTGTAAAGAAACGATATGTAGAAAACCGTTCCAGTCAAATGGTATTGAGAGTTGATGAACATGATTATTGTGATAGAATAAAAATAAAAAAATTACAAGGTATAATGAATAATAAATTTCAATCTTATACCTTAATGGGTACTGTAGATAAGATTGATGCAATTATCATATCAGATTATTGTAAAGGATTTTTAGAAGAAAGTGATATAGAACATATTTGTAAATACAATAAAAATGTATTCGTGGATACTAAAAAGAAACTTGGTGAATGGATTAAAGACGCAGATTTTATTAAAATAAACGAATTAGAATATCAGAAGAATCATGAAGTATTATCAGAAAATGGACTTGAAGAAAAACTTATTGTTACATTAGGTAGTAAAGGGTGTAGATATAATGGAAAAGATTTTCCAGTAGAAGAAGTTCCTGTAAAGGATGTTAGTGGAGCAGGAGATACTTTCATTGCAGGATTAGTTCGTGGTTATTTAGATACAAATAATATAGAGAGTGCAATAGAATTTGCACAAAAATGTACGACAGTTGTAGTTCAACAGCACGGTGTTGCTACAGCCACATTAAAAGAATTAGAAGGTGGAGAAAGTTAAGATGAGTTACACAAGAAAATACTTACCGACTATAAGTGAATTAATAGATAGATTATCTATTGTACAGTTAAAGGAAGTTTTTATACCAGAACATAAAGAAAAATATGCTAAGGAAATTAAAGAGATAGTAGAAGATTTAGATGAATTGATCTATTGGGAGAAACCAACAGGTGAAATGATTAGAGCTATTGTGGTATTGGCTCAGATGAACTTACATATTTGGCATAATGAATCTCAATTTAGAGCAGGTGAAGGTGATGGAAATCTTGAATTGACTCACGGGTTAAATGGAATTAGAAATACTGCAAAAAATAAGATACAAGAAAATCTTGTAGAGGGGGGAAGAAAAGATTATAAGATAGATTGTATAGCATCTGAGTTTGATGACTGGGAAGTAAGCTGGTAATGAATATAGGATTTATAGGATTAGGAAAACTTGGTTTACCTTGTGCATTAGCAGTGGAATCAAGAGGTCATAAGGTAGTTGGTTATGATCCTTCAGAACAAGTTAAGGATATTATTGATACTAAAAAACTTCAATATCAAGAAATATGGGCTCAAGAGTATTTAGATAAAAGTAAAATAGAAATAAAATCAATTGAAGAAGTTGTAGGAGAATCTGAAATTATTTTTGTTTCAATACAAACACCACATGAGGATGAATTTGAAGGAATAACAAGAATACCAGATGAACGAGAAGATTTTGATTATACTTATTTGAAAAAAGGTATAAAAGATTTAGAACAAGAAATATGGCATCAACAATCTAAAAAAGTTGTTATTATTATTTCTACAGTTCTACCAGGAACAATTCGTAGAGAAATAAAACCATTTATAGACCATAATCCATATTTTAAATTATGTTATAATCCATTTTTTATTGCTATGGGCACAACAATGAGGGATTTTTTACATCCAGAGTTTGTATTATTTGGACACGATGATGATTGGGCCCTTAATAAATCAGAAAAATTTTATAAAACGATAACACACGCTTCTGTATATAAAACAACAGTAGAAAATGCAGAATTAATAAAAGTTTTATATAACACTTTTATATCTACAAAATTAGCATTTACAAATACGGTAATGGAAATGTGTCATAAATTACCAAATACAAATGTTGATGAGGTAATGAACGCACTTGCAATGGGTGATGAAAGAATTATTTCATATAAGTATATGAGTGGTGGAATGGGAGATGGCGGTGGTTGCCACCCCCGTGATAATATAGCATTAAGTTGGTTATCACGAGAATTAGATTTATCACATGATTGGTTTGATAATATTATGAAACAACGAGAAAATCAAACTGATTGGTTGGCCAATTTGGTAGAAGATCACTGTAAAGATAAGAAAATTTTGATACTTGGAAAGTCATTTAAACCAGAAACTAATATTACAACAGGAAGTCCATCTATTTTATTGAATAATATATTGGAAGAACGAGGACACGAGGTTTATATGTGGGATCCATATGTAGATACACATAAATTACTTACTGGTGAAGAACCAATGATTTATTTTATTGGTACAAAACATCCTGATTTTACTACTTATTCATATAATAAAGGTTCTATTATAATTGATCCTTGGAGATATATTCCAGAACAAGATAGTTGTGAAGTAATTCATGTAGGAGATAGTTTAAATTGAGAATATTAATAACAGGAGGAGCAGGTTATCTTGGTTCTAAATTAACAGAAATACTTTTAAGTCAAGAACATAATGTAATTGTATATGATAATTTATTTTTTGGTTCAGTAGGAATAATTCCATTTTTAGATAATCCAAAATATAAATTAATTAAAAATACAATAAATAATCTTGAATTGATAGAGACTGTTATAAAGAGTGTAGATTATGTTGTTCATTTGGCAGCAATAGTAGGAGAACCAAGTTGTAAGCAATATGAAAGTTCGGTGTATAATGTAAATACAGGAGCCACGGAATGGATTAGTAAATGTGCATATAACTATGATATACCATTATTATTTTTAAGCACTTGTAGTAATTATGGGAAAACTGATGAAGTAGTAACAGAAGATTCACTATTAGAACCACTTGGATTATATGCAGATTCTAAAATTCAGGCAGAAGAAATTGTATTAGATAACAAACAGTTGGTATTGAGAATGTCTACATTATTTGGGGTGAGTTATAGAGTTAGATATGACATAACGATAAACGAGTTTGTATATCAGTATTATAGGGATAAATTGTTAAAAGTTTATGGTGAAGATACTTGGAGACCATATCTTCATGTTCAAGATGCCTGTAATATGATTATTCAATGTATGGAAAAAGATTTACGAGGAGTTTATAATGTAGGATTTAACGATTTAAATTATCAAAAGAAAGAAATTGTAAATACGATAGTAGATTATTTAGGTGAAGGAAAACTTGAATATGTTAAATTTGATGATCCAAGAGATTATAAAGTTAATTTTGATAAAATACAAAAAGAATTGAAATATCAATATAAGTTTTCACTTAAAAATGGCATTCGTGAGTTATATGAAGAAATTCAACGAGGAGTTATTCTCAAATAACTTCTAATATTTTCGTTTTCTTATATTTATAGTTGATGAACTATATTTAGGAGACGATAATATGATACTTGAAATTTTATTCCCATTATTTATAATACTTTATTGGTTTTCAGAAGGAGTAACGGAAGGTTATACTTGGGCAAAACCAAAACGTAGAAATTCAAACAAACTTATTCACCCGAATAATAAATCAAATGGCTTAATGGATTATCATGGATGGCGTGTGCTAGAACAAATAGGAATATGGGGTACAGTATTCACTTCATTTTTTTATACTTTACCGTTCCAAACCTGGTTTTTAACTGGATTGGGATCATGGCTTATTGGTACAGCAGTTTATGAAATGGCACTTAACCATGTAGATAAAGGAACAATTTACAAACCTAATACTTTTAAGTGGCACATTTGGGGATATGATATACCATGGCTAGTAGGTAAGTTTATCTGGGTTATATTTACAGTTGGTGTATTAATTTTAGGATATGGAATAATTAGATGATTAAATTAAAAGATTTATTATATGAAAATAAGGCTGGTGATGTAGAGGATAAAATCCGTAAGGTATTCTTGATGGAACCGGGTAGTTTTAACACTGGTTGGAAAATGTCTAAACGACAATATAAAGGACTTATAAAAACTTTAAAAAAACAGTTTGGTAGTGTAGTAGATAAAGTTGTAAAAGAACTTGAAAAATATAAATATATTGAACCACAAGGACCAATGATTGTTTGGAATGATAGTGTTCAAAATGATGGAACTGTTATTAGTGAGGGAGTAAATGACCCTGGTATATTCAAAGCAGTATTCCTTAGTGGAGGACCTGGAAGTGGAAAAACTTATGTTGCATCTCAATTATTCGGAATCCCCGAAAAAGTTAATGTATCATATTCTGGACTTAAAATGGTAAATCAAGATACAGAATTAGAAAATTTTCTGAAAAAGTATTTTGGAACTGTTGATATTGATAATATGCCCGATGAATTATTCAAACAACTTACAGATCCAACTTATGATGATTATAGTGGAATGAGAGGTCGTACAAAAGAACTTAGTAAGACTAAATTAAAAATATACACACAAGGTAGATTGGGTGTTATTATTGATGGTACTGGACATAAATTTAAAGACATAAAAGACCAAAGAGATGATTTAATAAAACTGGGATATGATACTTTTATGGTATTTGTTAATACTTCATTAGAAGTTGCACAAAAACGAAATGAAGAACGACCACGAAGATTACCGGCAAACCTTGTAGAAAAATCGTGGAAAGAAGTTCAAAATAACATGGCATATTTCCAGGGATTATTTGGTGGTGCTAATTTTCTATTGGTTGATAATAAAAAACATTTAAGTCCAAAACAGGCACAGTCTAAATTTAATATGTTGGTTGGTAAAGGTATTGGTAAATTTTTAAAGAAACCAATTAAGAATAAACAAGCTTTGAAATGGATTGAAAAACAAAAATTGTTGAAGAAACGATGATTAAATTAAAACAACTAATAAATGAAGATTGGTGGAGTGATTTAGACCAATCAGGTCAGGCAGCTTACATAAAATCTCACCCACAAAGTAAAAAGGCACAGGATGCCAAAAAGAAAGAAAAAAAATCAGGAAAACCTAATCAACCTGGTCTTGGAACGGGTAGTAAAAATCTAACTGGTCCTAAATCAAAAGAAGATGCATTAGGTGATAATCCAAAAAAAGAAGCAGCCATAGTTCAAGGTATAAAGGCAATGGCTTCTAAAAATAGGGGTAAACATCCTAAAGACCAAGATAAATCGGTTGATATTGGTGACAAAGAAACTACTAATTTATGTGATGTAACTGTACCAGGAACCAATATATTCTGTGCTGATAGTAAGGGAATACCACGAGCTAAAATGCCACAATTAAAATCTAAGCCGTGGAAAAGGGGTGAAGGTGAACCTTGGGTATATAATGAAAAAACTGGACAACATGAACCTACAAAATTTGAAGAAACGGATGAAGAATATGCACAAAGAGTTCCAGCCTCTAAATTACCACAAGACGGACAGGGAGAGGTAAATACAGAAGATGCATTTAAAAGAAATTTAGAGTCAATTGGAGTTAAAATGTCTGAACCAAAACCTATGAGTGTTAGAGATATGAAGGCAACTCAAAATGAATTAAAACCTGCAAATGTTGCGTTTATGAGTGATGTATTAATGAATGCAACTCCACCACCACACAAAGACAAAGATGCAGAAAAAAAGTGGAAACTATCAGAGAAATTACGAGAACCTGTTATTGTTTCAAAGGACGGATATATTTTAGACGGACATCACAGATGGGGAGCGTTAGTTGCACTTGATATTGCAAACGGTGGTAGTGGTGAAATTGAAATGAATGTAAAAATGGTTGATGCTGGAGCAGAAGAATTAGTAGAAAAGACAAATGAGTTTACACAGAAACAAGGATTGCAAACTAAACCGGCAGAGAAAAAGAAGAAGAAAGAAAGTATAATTAGAATGGTGGATTTACTCAATGGCAGGTAAAGGCGATTGCTACGAAGTCAACGGAAGATTTGTAAGCAGGGGGCATGATAAAGATTTAGTATTATGTCATGGACTTGCTATACTATCCACAGACGGTAAGCCATTCGGTCATGCTTGGATAGAAAAGGGAAATATGATATTAGATTTCAGTAATGGTAGAAAGATAGTATTAGCTAAAAAGAAGTATTATGAGTTGGGTGGAATACCCGCAAATGGTAAAAAGATATATAAGTATTCAGTTGAAGAAACTATGACAAATATGTTAAAGCATGGGCATTGGGGACCTTGGGATTATAATCCACGGAGATAAATTATGATAAAATTGAAAAAAATATTAACAGAAGCACCAAAGAAAAATAAGTGGAAGATTCAAATAGAAGTTGAAATTCCAGAAGGTAAAGGCTATCATTATTTATACAATATATTTTACGGTGGGGTGTTAAGTGGATATGAAAAACACGAAAATTGGAAAATTAAAAAGCTGGTAATAAAACAATGATTAAACTAAAAGATATAATAGAAGCACTTGCAAGTGGATACGCAAATAGAACAGATTTTAAAGGGCTGAAAAAGAATAGTGTAGTTAAATTGCATGATGGAACAATAGCAAAGATTTTAGAAAGAGTGGCTCCAAGAATACCACAATTTTTTGCAGTAGTAGAAAAGGTTGGCACAAAGATGAAGAATACTGCCGGTAAGAAAGCTAAAGTAGGTGATACAATTAAATTTGCAGAAGCATATATTAGAGAGAGAATAAAATGATTAAATTAAAAGATTTATTAACGGAAAAGAAAACTATATCTATTGATACTGCACAAGATATGAGAAAGGCAGGTTATTGGATATTAGTGTCTAATAACTTGAAGAAAGTAATTGCGGTAGATAAAGATGAAAAGAATTTAATGAATATACAAAAGCAAAATAGAGGTAAATTTAAGTTATTTGAACCATTAAAAACTATAAAAATATCACCAGAACAACAACGTGAATACCATAGATTACATAAACTGATTTGGAAGAATAGTGGGTTCGGTGGATGATTAAACTAAAAGATTTATTAACGGAAATTTCTTGGGAAAAAACTCAACTACATATGATGAATAGTACAATGATTCCACTATCTAAAAAAGTAGTGAATATGATTGTTGGTGATGTAGATGTTCCCACATTTCACGTTACGGATTTTAAAGGGTTAAAAGCCATAAAGAAACTTCAAGGTACATCAAAGGCATTATCCACATTTACTACAAATGCACAAAGTAATATAGGTAATTTAGGTGGTGTAAGAACAGACGGTGGATTTCTTGTACATCTTATCGGTAAATTAAAGATAGCTTCGACTGATGACATATTCTCCCGGCCAGATAAAACTGGTATGAGATGGGTTGGTAGTGAACCAGACCACCAATCATCCCTTACACATATTTTAAACAAAGCATCGGATAGTGATATAGGAAATAAAATAAGAGGTGGGATGTATTTTGCATTTGATAAATCATATAAAAAATTAAAGTTAAAATATACAATAGATAGGGCAATAGATAAAGTTACTCTATATAATAAAGATGGAAGTGAATTTACTGACATTAAAAAACTATTTAACTTGTATGAAAAGGAAGTATTAAAGGTATTAAAGAAATATCAGAAACAATTAAATAAACATTTTGGAGACCCACAGCCATACAAAGGTGATTGGTATTGGAATGAATTAGTAGTTGATAAAATCATGATAGTGGATGTATTAGCATATGTGAAAGATAAGTATTACTATGATGATGAAACATTTGAAGATGACAATATTACATTTGACGAACAAGAAAGGAGAAAGGAAATTGAACAAGCACAAAAAATGTTTGGTAGTAAAATAGAAATAACGAATGAACCAAAAGATATAAACAAATGGATTTCCGACAGGGGAGGAGATGCATTCTTTTAGAGTGGAGAATAAAATAATGGCACAATTCCACATAGACGAACCGAGAGAAATCGGAAAACAAAAAGTTAAAGTATCAAAGAAAGATATGATGATAGTGAAGGATGAATTGCAAGAGAAAGTATTACGAAAAAAGATTAGAGAGATTGTTATGCAGAATTTAACAGAATCAAAGTCAAAGTTAAAGGCAGGTAAAAATATAGTTGAAGCTGAAGTTGATTATGACGAAGATTATATTACAATTACTTTGTATATGAATAAAAAAATAATGCAACATACCACAATTACAGTAGATGGTGGATATGTAGATACAGAAACAGCTAATGTAGTGAAGTTAAAATAATGTTTTGGGATTTTATATTAGAAAAGTTTGATTTATTATTATTAACAGCAATAGTATTTGTAATACTATATTATGTAATGAAATTAGGTAATGATAAAACTTAAAGACCTTATAGTAGAACGAATGACTAATCAGGTATTTTTACCACGTGACAATTTTGATCCACTTAAGCTACCAAAGGGAAAACTCAAAATAACTGGAGTGAATGGATATTCGAATAAACCAATAGGTGCATTTTGGACTTCATCTTGGAGTATGAAAACATTAAGTAGTGGATGGGCAGAATGGACTAAATGGGAAATGCCAGATTGGAATAGTGGTGATGGAGTTGTATTTGAGGTAAAAAGTGCTAAACTTTATACTATTAATAATAAGAAAGATTATGAAAAATTAAGAGAGAAATTTCCATATGAGAGTAAAAGTTATGGCGGAGAAAATTTTTTAGATTGGCCAAAATTAAGTAAAAAGTATGATGGTATTAATGTTAAAAATCCATATGCACACCAAGCTTTACATGCTTGGGATGTAGAGAGTACAGCTTGGTTTAATATGAAACCATTAAAATTTATTGGAACTGTAGCAATATGATTAAATTAAAATAATTTTTAGATAAATAGGAGAAAAATAAGTTATGGGAGAACATCAAAGACACGTAAAGGCAAGAGAATCCATTTTACGAAACGAAACACCAGATAAACGAATAATGGTGGTAATGGAAGATAAAAAGGAAAAAGAGGCTCGTGAAAAAGAGAAACAGACAGAGAGAGATAGAATAAATGGTAGAATGGAAGCATTACAAGAGGCAAAAATGCCATGGTTTTGTCCTAACTGTGATAAAGTGATGAAAAAGAAACTTGATGATAAAATGTATAGATTATATAATCAATGTTTTGATTGCCAAATAACTTTTGAAAATAAACTCCGAGTAGAAGGTAAATTTGAAGAGTGGGAAAAACAAAAAGTATTAAAAAATAAACTTTCATGGTTAAACGAACAAATAGAAAGTGTAGATGAATGGAAAACAGAAACTACTCCAGAGTTTTATAACCAGGTTGGTATAAAAGATGTAGAAATAGAGAAAGAGAAATGGACACAGAACGATGAAAAGGTAATTGAAATGGTAGACGAGGCTCTTAAAGATTTATTTAAAATGAAAAAAGAAGTAGAGGAAGAATTGTCTAATAGTTTGGTAAACTGATATTTATATATGGTAAATTGTAATTTGGAGAATTTTAGTGTATAAGAAGATTTTAAATGAGTTTAGTGGAGATAAAATAGGAGATTTTATAGTAGAAAACGATGTAATTTCTATTATAAAAGAAGGTGCAGATACTGTAAGAGCTCCTGTAGATGATGGACCTGGAACATTTTACAGATCATTAAATCAATATAAACAAGAAACAACGGATTGGGTAAAACAATTACAAAACGATTTAGGATATAAAGTAATAGGATATATTTTAAGTGATGGTGCAATGGATCCGGAAGAAGATTATACTATGGATTATAGGGACGTTCCTGCAATTTCATATGGAGCCAAGAAAAAGTATAAAACCAGATTACGTGATGTAATTGAAAATCTTGGTTGGAGAGTGATGAAATGGATGGGAGTAGATGATACAAATGTATTGTTTGCAGGTCCACCAATAGCTTCTGGTATTGATGCGGGTGGTCGTATGGAAGATAATATACGGAATACGTCTGATATTGCAGAAAAATCACCTAAATTTAAAGGTGGTCGCCCAAGACTTCATGTAGAAAATAAAGTATTTTCTCCAGAATGGTGGAAACAAAATTTGGTAGAAGGGGTTACACAATTTTATGGTCTTTCAATTGAAGAATTACTTAATACTGTATTAAATTTCAAGGGAAAAACTCTTATTTATTTTGATACTGAAACTCTTGGATTCCAACCTAAAACTGATTATTTACAACTTACTGAAATAGCTGCAATCGCGTATAGTGGAGATACATTTAAAGAAGTTGGTAAATTAGATTATAAGGTTAATTTAAATAAAGCAGCAAAAAATGTTATGAAGAAAGGAACTCCTGAACGTAAGAGTTGGGATGATCATGTTAGTCCTCGTGATAAGTTACAAACTCCACAAGACGTATTGAAGATGACTCGGTATGGTAGTAAAACAGCACCGTTTGTATTGGAGGCACATTCATTAAATATATTATTTGAATTCATAAATAAGTATAAAAATCCAATTTTAATTGCTCACAATGCACCATTTGATTTAAAATATCTTGGTGTTCGTGCAAGCAAATATGGAATTAAAATGAAAAAGTATAAATCATTAGATACTTTAGCATTAAATAGAATGTTTTTTATTCCGTTGTTAAAATCAGTTGAAAAAAGTGATGAATTAGATTTAATATTGAAAAGCTTAACCAAGACTTCTAAAACAGGCAGAAAGAATGTATCATCTACACTTGGAAATTTAAGTAAAGCTATGAAAATAGATACTTCCAGTTGGCACAATGCATTAGCAGATGTTGAAATGATGGTTGGAGTATTATCTAAAATGATAGAATTTCTAAAAAAATATAAAAATACAGATATAGAGAAATTGCATCGTGCAGAAGTTGAAAAGGTTGCTAAACAACGTCATAAAAAGAAACACAAAAAGAAAAGAAAGGAATCTATAGAGGAAGGTAGAAAATTAAAAGTTTTAGGAATTTATCCTGGAAGATTTCAACCATTTGGGAGACATCATTATAAAGCTTATAAATATATGGCGAAGTTGTTTGGAAAGAATAATACATATATTTCAACTTCTAATAAAGTAGATACAAAACGGTCTCCATTAAATTTTAAAGAAAAACAACAATTGATCTCTAAAATGGGGGTTCCAAGTAATAAAATTATTCTTAGTAGACTACCGTATTTATGGAATAAACTAAACCCATTAAATCTTGATCTTGAAAATGTGGTTTTAGTATATGCTTTTGGGGTAAAAGATAAAGGTCGTATTACAGGTGGTAGTAAGAAAAGTGGTGGGAAATTATATTTTCAACCATATGAGAAGAATAAAAATAATCTGAAACCTGCTTCAGAACATTCTTACTATGTAGAAGTTCCTCATATATCTTTTAAAATAGAAGGTAAAGAAATTAGTGGAACTTGGATGAGAGAATTATTAGGATCTTCAAAGTATGAAGGTAAAAGGGAAAAAATTTTTAAGGAATTATTTGGTTATTTTGATAAAAGAATATATAAACTTGTAACTGATAAATTTAAGAAAATTTATGAAAGTGTCAGTAGGGATACAGTATTTTCTCCAGAATGGTGGAAAAAAGAAATGTTATTGGAAGGTGGAGCGGCCGGACACCTAAATCATCCATTTGATGATAAAGATTTAACATTTGGTGATTTAAAGAAAATAATTAAATTAGGAATTGGTGGTAAGTTAAATAGAGAAGATAATGTTACAGAAAAAATGGATGGTCAAAACATTATGGTGTCATGGAAAGATGGTGAGTTAATAGCTGCCAGAAATAAAACTCAATTAAAAGGTTGGGGTAAAAATTCCATGACAGTAAATCAAGTTGTTAGTAAATTTAAAGGTCATGCGGTAAAATCTGTAAAAGATGCTTATGTTTTTGCAATAAAGGATTTAAATAGTGCAATAGGATCTTTAACAGAAAAACAAAAGAGAAAGATTTTTAATGACGGTCATAATTTTATGAATTTAGAAATTATGTATGCTGCAAATCCAAATACTATTGATTATGATATTTCTGAATTAATTTTTCATGGTGCATTAGAATATGATGAAAAGGGAACTCCTATTGGAGAAGTTAAAGGAAGTGCTAGAATGTTGGAGGGAATGATTCGCCAGATAAATCAAAATATACAAAAAAAGTTTAAAATATCTAAACCAAATTTTTTGGATGTTCCTAAACACCAAGATTTTGGAAAATTAAAACCAAAATTTTTGAAACAAGTTGATAAGTTACGAAGTGAATTTGGACTTAATGATTCGGATACGATTAGTGTATATCATCAAAGTTTTTGGAAAGAATATATTTATAATGCTAGTAAACAACATAATTATAAAATTCCTGATAGTGCTTTATTAGGATTAACAAAACGATGGGCATTTTTTGATAAATCGTATTCTGTTAGAGATATGAAAAGGGATATTGATAATGAAGTTTTTTTAGACTGGGTATTATCTACTGATAAAAATGACCACACTAAAATTGTTAAAAGTAATATGAGACCGTTTGAGGTTTTATTTTTTGAAGTAGGGGTTGAAATTCTAAAAGGAGTTTCTGGATTTATAGCTGCATCTCCAGATAAAACAGTTCTTCAAATAAGAAAGGATGTTACAAAGGCAATTAAAGCTATTAAAGGTGGTGGTGATATTAAGAAAATAAATAGACTATCAGTTTTACTTGATAGATTAAATGCAATTGGTGGATTAAAATCAATAGTGCCGAGTGAGGGCATTGTTTTTAAATATAACGGAAAAACTTATAAATTTACTGGAAGTTTCGCTCCTGTAAATCAAATCTTATCGTTAGTAACGTTTGGTTGATTTAATGTGGAGTTTGTATGAAAAATGATTGGACTACGAAATGAATAAACTTGAAAAGAGAATGTTAAAACTCATAAATGAAGCATCTCCAAGTGGAACGGATAGTGGACTTGGTATAATTACAGGTGATGCATGGCCCGATGGTCTTTACACTAAACGTGGAGAACGGAGAATAGTAACACCTGCAAGTTTAACTCGTGGTATGAAACAAATTGATTTCCCTGCATCAGACAACATTTATGGTGGTAAAGGAAGTTTAAATAATTTGAAACGAGCAGAACGAGATAAGGCAATGGTATTTCGTTATTTAAGTGGTCCAGAAGAATACGCATCAATAATGGCAGATGAATTAAGGGATGATACTCCACCATTGGCACCTAAACAAAGATTATATGGAATACATGGATTTCATAGGAAACAAGAATACACAATTCCACCAGAAACTCATAATTTTCATTCTACTGCAGAAACTCTCATAAAACCAACTACCGCTCCAGAAGGAACTGAAAGTGGTGGAGTTCCAAATACACCAGAACCTGGATCCAAAGAAAGTGGTGGAACTGGATATAGACAAAAACAGGAGGGTGGTCAATCCTTATTCGCTAAAAATGAAAAATTATGGGGAAAGTGGACAGACCATAGAATAGGAAGTAAAATAGATAGTAGAGAATGGAAGGGAAATAAATTAGTTGATTTATTACCGAAGGGGAAAAAATAATGGCAATTACAATAGATGTAAAAGTTGGAGATACTATTCTTACCGGAAAATTTAAGAATAAGAAAACAGTAATTAAAAAAATTGGTGTAGATAAACATGGAATGCCGACTATAAACGATAGAAAAGTCGTAACGTTTAGAATACACAAAAAAGTCAATATATTTGATAAAGATTTTACTGAAGATGTAGAACGTGATAATGATGGATATGGTAAATACAAAGAACCAACGGATAGTGAATTTGATGAACCTTCAAAAACTAAAAAATTAGAAGGTAAATCGACATACAAACAAATAATGGAGATTAAATAATGGAATGGTTAAAAAAACTAATTATTGCGATTTTAGGACTTTTCGGTTTGAGTACGTTATTGAGTGCAAAAAAATCAAAAGAAGCTAAAGAATTAAAGAAAGTCATTAAAGAGAATAAGAAAAAAGAAGAAGTAGTGGCACACGAAATAGAAACCTTACAGAAAAATAAGAAAAAAAACAAGAAAGAAATAACAAAGTTAAAAAGAAAATTAACACGAACTAAAAATGAAGTCAAGAAAATGGAAACAGCCTTTGAAAATGATGATGTGGATGATGCGGCAGAGTTTTTAAGGAAATTTTCCAAAAGTAAATAATTATATATACATATATAAGGAGAAATTAAATGGCAGATGCAGGAACATTATTTAGGTCATTACCAACGGATCAAAAGCTTGGTGATTACAATGGTATAACAAAAGTAAATTCAAGTACCACTGTAGATTTTACAGGCTCAAATGCCGGTGCTGGATTTATAGTTGAAGATGTAACAAATGTAACTATTCATGGATCTGGTGGTGGAACTTTACCTGGTACTACATTAACTGCAGATACACTTTATCCAATAGGAGTAAAGAAAGTAGTAATTGGTGCAACTGGTGTAGTTTACGTATTACATAGATAATATGAAGTATATTTGGATAATACTGTTGTCCACTTTTTTGTTTGGTCAACATACATTTACAGCCGATGAAGTATTAGGATTTGCAAATAAGATAAAATCTTTACAAGCTGATAGTTTAAATTTAGCAAATCAAGTTGGTATTTCAGAAGAATTAGTAGTTAAATATGAAGAACATATACGGACTGATTCTCTTTTGTTGATACAAAAAGACGAGCAAATTTTACTGTTAAGGGAACAGAATGAAAATTTGGAAGAACAGTCTAATTTGAATAAACCATCGTGGTATGAAAATAAGTGGCTTTATTTCACATACGGAGCAGCATCAGTAATTATACCAACTTATTTAGGAATAAAAATAGTGGAAGTAACAAAGTAATGAGTAGACCTAACATAAAAGAAATAATAAAGGCTGAGTATATAAAATGTGCTAAAGACCCAATATATTTCCTAAAAAAATATGCGGTTATTCAACACCCAATTGAAGGAAAAATTCCATTTACTTTATATGACTTTCAGGAAAAAACATTGGAAGATTTTAATGATCACAATTACAACATTATATTAAAAGCCCGTCAATTAGGAATATCTACTCTTGTGGCAGGTTATTCATTATGGTTGATGACTTTTCAGAGTGATAAGAATATATTGGTAATCGCTACTAAACAGGATACAGCTAAAAACCTTGTAACAAAAATACGAGTGATGCACGCAAATCTTCCAAATTGGGTAAAATCCAGTTGTACGGAGGATAATAAATTATCATTAAAATATTCTAATGGTTCACAAGTAAAAGCCATTTCAAGTGGTGAAGATAGTGGTAGGTCAGAAGCATTATCATTATTGATATTAGATGAAGCTGCATTTATTCCAAAAATTGATACAATATGGACTGCCGCACAAAGTACACTATCTACTGGTGGACAATGTATAGCATTATCTACACCGAATGGTGTTGGTAATTGGTTTCACAAAACTTGGACTGACGCAGAAACTGGGAAGAGTGATTGGAATTTTATTAAACTTCACTGGTCATTACATCCGGATAGAGAACAGGATTGGAGAGATGAACAAGATAAACTACTTGGACCTTCAATGGCCGCACAAGAATGTGATTGTGACTTCATCACTTCAGGTCAAACTGTAATTGATGGTGTTATATTAGAAGAATATAAGAATAAACACGTAGAAGATCCTATGGAAAAAAGAGGATTTGATAGTAATTTGTGGGTATGGAGACCGCCCGATTATAACAGAGATTATGTAGTAAGTGCTGACGTTGCTCGTGGTGATGGATCTGATTTTTCAGCATTTCATGTAATAGATGTAGAAAATTTAGAACAAGTAGCAGAATATAAAGGAAAAATATCTACAAAAGATTTTGGTAATTTATGTATGAATACAGCAGTAGAATACAATAATGCATTACTCGTTATTGAAAATGCATCAATTGGTTGGGCAGCAATACAACAAGTAATAGACAGAAATTATGATAATTTATTTTATACGAGTAAAGATTTACATTATGTAGATGTTCAACGTCAAGTAATAAATAAATATAGAAATGAAGAAAGGAAAATGGTTCCTGGTTTCAGTATGACAATGAAAACAAGACCATTAGTGATTGCTAAATTAGAAGAGTATTTTAGAGAAAAGACTGTAATAGTTCATTCTTCCAGATTGATTGAGGAATTATTTGTATTTATTTATCATAACATGAAAGCACAAGCAATGGAAGGATATAATGATGACCTTCCAATTAGTCTTGCGATAGGTATGTGGGTAAGAGATACAGCATTACGACTAAAATCAGAGGGAATAGCATTACAGAAAGATGTATTAAATAGAGTGTTAGATTATGACGCAGTTTACCAACCAACAGAAAATCAAAATGATTATTGGGAAATGGAAACTGGTAGAGAAAAAGAGGATTTGACATGGTTGATTCGATAGTATATTCGAGAATATGTGAGTTCTGTAAAATTGAAAGATTTTATAAAACAAAACAGGGATTAAAATACGGCGTGAATCATAATAAAAAATGTAGAAGCTGTGCCAGTTCTGGTAAAAATAATGGAAATTATGGTGGATATGGATATACTGATGAAGTTAGAAAAAAGATGGGTGAATTAAAAAAAGGAACTAAACAGTCAGAAAAAACAAAACTTAAAATAAGTGAAACTATGAAAGAGTATAGAAAAAATACAATAAATTCTTTTACACTTGAAAGTAGTAGAAAAAAAATTAGTGAATATCGTATCGGTAAAAAAGCGTCTGCTGAAACTAAAGGGAAAATGAGATTGGCACACCTTAAACGGATTGAGGAAATCAACGGATATGTATATCCAAACTACAATCCAGAAGCATGTAAAATAATAGATGAATACGGTAAAAAACATGGATACAACTTCCAACATGCAGAGAACGGTGGTGAATATCACATTAAAGAATTGGGATATTTTGTAGATGGTTATGATAAAGAAAAAAACGTGGTTATAGAATATTATGAAAAGCATCATGATAAGCAGATAGAAAATGATAAAATACGAAAACAAGAAATTATTGATTTACTTGGATGTAAATTTATAGAAATTAATTATAATAAATAAGAGGTTAAAATGGCAGATACAACATTAAGAAGTAGACTCAAAAGACTTTTCAGCACCAACGTGATCGTTAGACACGCAGGTGGTAAAAAGTTAAAAATAGCAGATACAAATAGAGTTCAACAAGCTACACGAAATAGTCTTGTGGATAGATGGTCCAGAATACACACTAATTTAACAACTGGTGGATACGGACACGCACAGGCAATTAGTTTTCAAGCTCAACGACTTGCACTATTTAGAGATTATGAGGAAATGGACGCTGATGCTATCATTTCAAGTGCTCTTGACATTTATGCAGATGAATGTTTAAGTTCAGATACTATAATTCCATTATTAGATGGCCGTAAATTAACAATTAAAGAATTATTTGATGAAAATGATCGAAACTTTTGGTTATACGGATTAGATGATACTGGGAATTTTATACCATCTAAAGCGGATAAGGTGGTATACAAAGGCAAATCTGAAGTGTATGAAATTACATTAGAAGATGGTACTATCTTAAAATCGACAGGAAACCATAGATGGGTAAATGGGAGCGGTGAATTAGTGTATACAGATACTTTAAGTGTTGGTGATGGTATATATGCATTAAATACTAAACTTAGTGATAAAAAATTAAACGGGTATTTAATGATAAAAAATAATGGAAAATTTGATTTTGTTCATAGAATCGTTGCAAATTCAATAGATATTTTGAAAAATATGAGAAAATCTAAATCTACGAAAGCAGTTATACATCATTCGGCATTTGATAAGTTAAATAATTCACCTGATCATTTAGAGTGGTTAGAACCTGATGATCATTGGAAAGTCCATGCAAAGTTTAATAAAGAGCTATGGTCAGACAAAAATATGGTGCATGAATATAAAGAAAAAACAACAATGGGGCATAAAAAATACTGGACTGATGAAAATAGAAGAAAAAAATCAATAGAACAGCATGAATTTATGAATAATTTTTTGAAAAATACTACATTTGAAGATAGACAAAAATTATATGCAAATTTTGGTAGAGATAATGGAATGTATAATAACGGAAATAAACTTGAGGGTTCTAAAAATGGTAGATGGTTAACTGATATTGATAGATTAACTGATATTGATTTAGTGGAAGTAGTAGAGTTTTTAATGGAAAATTATACGGGAGGTAGAGATACAAATGTATTTAATATAATACAAAAGAAATATAATTTTAATGTTGAAGAGTTACAAAAAGTAAAAAATAAAATATGTGAATTATATAATATAGATAATATAAAATCATTACCACGAAAATATAATGCAATGATAAATACTCACTTGTTAGATGAGATGAGATTAGTTATTGATGATTTTGAAAAAAATCCCAAACGAAATTATGATAAATTATGTAATAAAATAAACACAAGTAAACGTGTTTTTAATAACATTTTATATGAAAGTGGATACAAACATTTTTCAGATTTTGTAGGCAGTTCTAATCATAGAATTGTTTCTATTAAAAAACTTGAGGCTGTGGAAGATGTTTATGATATAGTAAACGCTGGTGAAAATCATATATATGCATTAGAATCCAATGATGGGTCCAAAATATATACTCATAACAGCACTATGAAAAGTGAGTACGGTCAAGTTTTAGAAATTAGATCAGAAAATGAAAATATAAATGATATATTACACAACCTATACTATGACGTTTTGAATATAGAATTCAATTTGTGGCCGTGGGTTCGTAATATGTGTAAATATGGTGATTTTTATTTATATTTAGATATTAAAGATAAATATGGTATTACAAATGTAGTCCCACTTTCAGCATATGACGTAACTCGTATTGAAGGTGAAGATCCAGAAAATCCATATATGGTACAGTTTGTAGTAGAAGAGGGTGATACTCGACATACTGGTAGAATGAGCGGACAAAAGGAATTAGAAAACTATGAAATAGCTCATTTCAGACTATTGAGTGATTCTAATTTCCTACCATACGGAAAGGGTATGATTGAAGGCGGTCGCAAAATCTGGAAACAACTTTCATTAATGGAAGACGCCATGTTAATTCATCGTATTATGAGAGCACCAGAAAAACGAGTATTCAAATTTGATATTGGAAACATTCCACCAGCTGAAGTTGATAATTTTATGCAGAAGGTTACAAACAAAATGAAGAAGGCTCCAGTTATGGATCCAAAAACAGGAGATTACAACCTTCGGTATAACATACAAAATCTTACAGAGGATTTTTTCATTCCTGTTCGTGGTGGGGATAGTGGAACAGAAATTGATACTTTGAGTGGTCTTACATACGAAGCTGTGGATGATATAGAGTATCTACGAAACAAGTTAATGGCATCATTAAAGATACCAAAGGCGTTCCTTGGATACGAAGAAAATGTAGGATGTGTAGTTCCTGAAACTGAAATTCCATTGTTAAATGGTGAAGTAAAAACTGTTAAAGATATTATTGAAGATTATGAAAATGGAATTAAACATTATACATATGCGATAGACCCAGAAACTAATATGATTGTTCCTGGTGAAATAGAATGGGCTGGATATACTAAAAAAGATGCTGAATTAGTTAGGGTTAATTTAGATAATGATAAATATATTGATTGTACACCAGACCATAGATTTTTAACGAGAGATGGTGATTGGGTTGAAGCTCAAGATTTAGAAGAAAATCAATCTTTAATGCCGTTGTATTTAGATGAAACTACACAAAAGAATAAACATGGATACGTAACTGTTTATCATCCTGGAACCGGTGTATATCAAGAAGTTCATAGATTAGTAGCAGAACATTATAATATGGTAACAGCTGGTAGTGGAAAGGTCGTTCATCATGCTGATTTTAATAAAGTTAATAATAATCCCGAAAATTTTGATTGTTCTATGAATTACATGGAACATCGACAATATCATAGTCGGTTAATTAATAAGACTATGAATTCTCCAGAAAATATCAGAAAACGTGTTCAGAAACAACGTACTGATAATCACTTTGTGACTGCTGGAAGAAAGGGTGGTTTGAAATCTACTGATCGATTAGTCGCCTGGAATAAAAAACATGGTGTTTGGAATAAAGATAAAAATATTGATGTCGAATGCAAACATTGCGGAACAATGTTTAATGTTCAATCATATAGAAAAAATACAGCATCATATTGTTCTTTCCGGTGTAGAGATGTAGCATATTCTATAAATAAAACTGGTAATACTTATAATACCAAGTATATTATTGATTATGATTACTTAGTTACTATTGCTAAAGAATGCTCTTCTTTTAAAGAATTAGAAACAAAATTAGATTTGACAAGAAGTACGTTAAATCGAGCCTTCTATTATCATAACATAGACAAGGTTCAGTTTCTATTCAAGTACATGCCACATGCATTAAAAAACAAAAACTTTATGCAGAATTATAGACAACATGAAAAACAATATTTGAATCATACAGTCAGTTCAGTAGAGTTTTTAAGTGAAGTAAAAGATACTTGTGATTTAACAATTACAAAATATCATAATTTCGCAACAAATGCTGGGGTGATAATTCACAACTCAAAAGCGACTCTTGCGGCAGAAGATGTTAGATTTGCAAGAACAATAGAAAGACTACAACGAATCATTACAAGTGAATTAACTAAAATTGGTATAGTCCACTTATATGCACAAGGTTATACAGACCAAGAGTTAGTCAATTTTGATTTGGCATTAAAAAATCCATCTACAATATATGAAGAGGAAAAGATAGAGTTATGGAATAACAAACAAAGTCTTGCTTCAAGTATGATGGACTCTAAAATAGCAGACACAGAGTGGATTTATGATAATATATTTAAGTTTACCGAAGATGAAAAGAAGGATGTTAGACTTGGATTGATTAAAGACCAAAAACGTAAGTTTAGATGGGAACAGATAGAACAAGAAGGAAACGACCCAGTTCAAAGTAATGAAGCAGTAGGAACACAAGGAGCAATGATAGCAGGCGGTGGTGGTGAACAAGAAGGTGGTGGAAGTCCATTTGGTAGAACCGGTAAAGAATTAGATATGGAAATGCCAGATGACGGATGGCCAGGAAGTGGTCGTCCAAAAGAGGGACCTAAACACGGTAAAGATTCAAGTGTTAGAGGTCGAGATCCATTAGGTGCTCACGATAAGAGAAAAGGTGGCAGTGGAAGTCCAAAATATGGTCTTGCACTAGCACATTATGATGCATTAAAGAAGAGTTTAGGTAAAGTCGGTAAGGAAGATAGAAAGATTCTATTTGAAGCTGGTGATGTAGAACAAGAATATAAGAATGAAGTATCTTCTTCATTAAATAATGGATCAAATGATTGATTATTAGAAGTTTTTATATTTATAGATGAAGAAATATACTATTTTAGGAGTTAAATTATGAGTCAAAGAGTAAAACACTCGAAGATCAAGAATACTGGAATACTTTTCGAGTTATTATCCCGTCAAATTACAGTAGACGTGATGAATAATAGTGGTAAGAGTAAATCCGTTGATATTTTGAAGAAATTTTTTAATGAGAATACTGAACTTGGGAAAGAAAACCAATTATATCAAGTATTATTAAAAGAAAATTACAATTCAACACGAAAAGCAGAAAAACTGTTAGAAGCTGTATTAAGATCAAGAGAAAAACTACAGAATAAAAAATTACGAAGTGAAAAGTATAATTTAATTAAGGAAATTAAGAAAAATTACAAAGTTGAAGATTTTTTTAATGCTAGAATCCCTAATTATAAGGTATATGCCTCAATATACAAAACATTTCTTGCAGAAACCACTCCGGTATTTGATCCAGCAGATGAAGTGAATAGTTCATTCACTATTGTAGAGCACGTCACAAGAAATAAAAGAAAAACAAGAAATACAGATAGCAAAACTCTTACTGAATTTAAGGGTGAAGATAAAGATTTACGATTGCTTTCATATCAATTAATGGTAGACAATTTTAACTCTAAATATAAAACTTTAAATTCAATGCAAAGAAATTTGTTAAAAGAGTATGTAAATAACATTTCCAATACTAATTCATTAAGAGAATTTATCAATGGTGAAGTTAAAAAAGTAAAAGAGATTTTAACTAAAACTTTACCAAAAATAGATGATAAGATCACGAAAATTAAATTAACAGAAGCAATAAATCAAGCTGATACGCTAACAAAAGGAAAAATTGTAAGAGATAAACAGGTTGTATCATTAATGAGATATTATGAACTTATTGGAGAATTGAGAAATGTCACGAAATAATTTAATTAGAAAAATAGTTAGAGAACTTATTAAACAAGAATTGGGTGAAGCAAACTCAACTGGAAGTGTAGGTGGTAGTTATAACACTCCACATGCTTTCAAGGGAAGTAATAAGAAAGGTAAGAAGAAGGGTAAGGCTGGTTATACGAGAGGTCATGACGAACCAACTCGTGGAACTGGCTTATTTGTTGCAAAGGATACAAAGTTGAGAAAAGAATCCATAAATGAATCTAAAACTCCAGGATTTACTAATAGACAATTTGGAGAACCATTGCCAACTTTTTCCGATATTATGAAAAATCATAAATCAAAGGTACGGGAAGGTAAATATCATGATTATAGAAATGATGAATCATTAACTCCAAGACAAAAAATTGGTCAGTCAATGAAAGAAGTCCGTGATAAATTAAATGAGTTAGATAAACTGGTTAAGATGAACGTCAAGCTTAAGAATGAATTATCCGTGGATTCCAGAAGCTACTGGAAAAACACTCATAAAGCCATGGGCAAGATTAGTGAAAAATTGGTGAAATTATCAAATCGTATTGGGAAGATGTATTAAGGTCTAAAATGCCCTTTACAGAAAACAAACAGTCCTATTTGGACTCTTTGTTTAGTATTTCTACTTTACTAAAAAGATGGCACACTGAAATACAAAACAAAGATATAAGTAAGAATTATATGATTGATTCATTAAGTAAGTGGATCAAAAAACTTGAAGAACTACGACATACAATAATGATGGGAAAATCAGAATGAAAATAACTAAAACACAATTAAGAAGAATAATCAAAGAAGAAATTCAGTTACTAACTGAACGTAGTCTTTCCGGTGAAATGGAAGAATTAAAACTCTATATTGACAATGATTCTCAATTATATAATGGTACATATATTCCTATACTAAAGAATTTATCTAAAAAGAAACAAAACGGTAAATATAATAAATCATTAGCATCAAAAGGATTCATATATCTTGTTAATGATGGTGCAAATAAATACGTAAAAGACTTTGGTGGAAATGCAAGAGATATATTTCCCAAACGACAAAGAATTATGTTGGCAAAAGATTATGTAGATGAATTTGAACAACAATATAAAAATCAAGAATATGATTTTATGAAAGTGGAGAAATAATGTGTTAAAAATGAAAACTATATTTAAAGAAGATTGGTGGAGTGAAAAGAGTGTAAAAGATCAAGCTCAATATATCAAAGATCATCCCGCTAGTGATAAAGCTAAATCAGTTAAAAAATCTCAAGAAAAACAAGCCGATACCAGAAAAAAATTAAGCAAAAAAGATTATGAAGTAGATGCTGCTACAGGCAAAGCAGTTAAGAAGAAAGAAAAGAAAAAAGAAGACCCAAAGAAAAAAGATAAACACATACAAGCGATTAAGAAGGGAATGTTCCCCGGCTCTAAAGAATATAAGAAATTTATGGAAGAAGGTATTGGTGAATCCATGAACGAAACAAAATATAGAGGATATGAAATAAAACGTCAGAATAGAAAGGATGGACTTCCACTTATTATACCAGCGTTACAAAAATCTGCGTCAAATATGAAAGATGCGAAGAAACAGATTGATAAATTTGGAAACAAAAAATTTATGGCTAAAAATGAATCCATAAAGAAATCAAAAAAACCAAGTTACAAATTTGCAGAATTACATGATAGACTTATCAACAGGAGAATATAAATGGCTAAGCAGCTAATTGTAGATTATTTACCATTTTCGGTAAGTAGAGAACAAATAAACGAATCACTAAAAACTAACCAGGGCAGATTAATCGTACACGGAGTATTACAGAGAGCAGACGCTAAAAACCAGAATGGACGTGTATATCCTGGTAAAATCCTCGCACGAGAAGCAAAGAAATATTCCGAAGGGTTTATTAATCAAAAACGGGCAATGGGTGAATTAGACCATCCAGAATCATCCGTGGTAAATTTACAAAATGTATCTCATAATGTCACAGAAATGCATTGGGAAGGAGCTAACCTTGTTGGAACAGTAGAAGTATTGGGGACTCCAAGTGGAAACATTCTAACAGAATTATTTAAGGCGGGAATCAAATTAGGTATATCATCAAGAGGTATGGGTTCAGTGGAACCACTTAAAGAAGGTGAAGGACAACAAGTGGGTGATGATTTTGAGTTAATTGCATTTGATTTTGTTAGTAATCCAAGTACACACGGTGCATTTCTATATCCACTTAAAGAGGGTGTAGATAAAGTAGAAGATGGTAGAACTTGTGGTAAATACTGTAAAGTAGAATTTATAATTAACGATATTATTAGAGGAGAATAGTAATGAAATTAAATGAATCAGTAAAAATGCACACTCTTAGTGGAAATAAAAAGTTTATGACTAAAACTGCTATTCCAATTATTAGAAAATATGGTGTTAAGAATATGAAAGCACATCTTGTAGGAGGTACATTTTTAGAGTTAAGATTTGCTATTGATTCTAATAAACTTAAACAGTTAGATAAAGAATTAAAGAAAAAGAATAAAACTGCTTATGGTGGTATTGTTGAAAATAGGATAACCAAACTGACTGAATCACAGTTAAGAGAAATGATTAGAGAAATGATTACGGAAGATGGTGATGCATTTGACGCTCCAATTCCTGCACAAGTAAAACGATACATGGGTAAATTTATCGGTGCAGTTCAAGGTGCTAAATTAAACAGAAAACGAACAGGTGCTATTCTCGGTCAAGTAGTTAATGCACTTGGTATTGAACCAAATGAACTAATGAGATATGTTAGATTAGTTAAAAAGGGACTATAAAAATGAAAGATAGACAAATATACGAAATGAATAAAAAATGGCGTGAATATCGTCTTGAAGAAACTAAAGAACCCATTACAGAAGGTGTTAAGAATGAATTGGCAGATGTAATGACAAGATATTTACTTGGAAATAGAAAAACTGCAGTTAAGCAATTAGAAAAATTGAGTAAAAAGTTTGATGCTGAAGGTGGAATGGATCAAGAATATTATGGGTATGTTTATACTCAATTTTTAAGAGTGATAAATAAAGTAGTAAGTTAAAATGAAACCTGGTCACCATACTTGACCTTATAGTGGTGAAGAACACCCAGTTTGGGTGAAACATGAGGAAGAACCTATGGACGAATATAAATCAAGATTATCAGCCTATCTTAGTGATATGGTAAGAGAAGAACTTGAAAAATACGATGGTGGATTCACCGATGAGTGGAATGACCAACGAAAAAAGAATGCTGAAGTCTTAGGATATAAACTTTCGGGTAAAAGTGATATAAAAGAGGGAGCAACTGAATTTTGGCAGGATATGTTTAGACCAGGTAATATTCCAAACCAATACATAAACCAATTAATAAAGAAAAAAGGTGAACTTCCATCTAAGTCTCATATAAAAAAAATATACAGAGATAATGGAAATCCAAGTTCAAGTCAATTATCAAAGGCATTTAAACAGTTAGCAAAAGAAAAATATATTAAAAAACAAGGTAGTTTATGGAAATGGGAATCAGGTTTTGCTTGGAGAACTGGTACAGAATTAGAATCCGTAAATGAAAAAAGAATAAAAAATTCACCTTTAAGAAGAAATATTACATCTACATTTAAAGATTTAGATAAAAAATTTAGAAAAAAATTAACCAGTAGTGACATAGATAATGTAGCATCTCATATAACATCTAAGAATAGATATTTTCCTAAAGACTTGGCTAATGTTGCAGCTGAGTATTTTTATGCATATAAACGACGCAAGTTAAAAATAAACCAAGCAATACAGGCTACTATAAATTATCAAAGAGGATATCCGTATAAAACCTATCGTACTGGTACAGAATTAGAATCCGTAAATGAAACTAAAAAGAGAGATTACAAAGCAGAATACAAAAAATATGGTTCATCTACAAAAGCAAAAAAATATAGAGCAGAATTAAATAAGTATAACAGACAAAAAGGTACTTACGGTAACGGAGATGGAAAAGATGCTTCACATAAGGGAGGAAAAATCGTGGGATTTGAAAAGGAATCTACTAATAGAGGTAGAGCCGAAAAGAGTAGATTGAAAAAAGAGATTACAGTAAAGGAAGGAAACTTCAAAATATCTAAACGAGATGCTAATAAATACAATAAATTAGCACAAAAAGGTAACCCAGTAGGATTAGATTTAGATATTAGACCGGGTTGGTTAAGTTGGGAAGATGGAGATTATAAAACTCAATCTATAATTGGAGATGATGAAAATGGTAGAGAACACGAAATTAGATTTTCAGATGTGGTTAGAGTTAATGAATCTATGAACGAACAAAAATTAAGAAAAGTCATTAGAGATATTTTGAATGAAGGCAAACCAAAGATTTATTCACTTCCAACAAGAAAACAAGATATTATCTATAAAATGTTATGGCATAGAAATCAACCAAAATGGCATACACCAGGAGAATTTGAACAATTTATTAAAAAGTATTTTAACAATTACCTTCCACCTCATATTGCTGACGGATTGAAAAAAACAAAGAGCGCTGAAGATTTTGTTAAATTTGTTAGAAAATTTGATTTCAAAGAAAGTGTTAATGAAGCAACAGAATTTATCGCAATTTACAACAGAAAAAAGATTATAGTAAAAGGTGATAGCCTTTATGATGCTAAATTACAAGCTATTAAACAATTAAAAGTTCCAAAATCAAAACAAGGTTATTTATCTATTATGTCTAAAAAAGGATATGATGACCAACAATTTAGATATGAAAACATAAACGAAGCGAAAGTTCCAAAAAACATTAAAATATCTAAGCAAGGATATGTAAAACAAGTTCGTCATCCAATGACAAATAAAATATTAAAAGCTATATATGTAAAAGGAAATAAATACCAGTATAATTCAGTATATAAAACATATAATAGTGTAAGGGGTAATCAACTATTATACAAGACTGATATTGAGGGTATTAAGTATGAGAATATAAACGAAGGCATTTCCCAAGGTGATATTAAAGTAATTGATACACATGATATTCCTTCTTTTAAAGAAACTAAACATTCTTACGAATTAGTGTATGTAATAAAACCAAGAGTTTTAGGT